GTTCTTTTCCTATGTCACTTGCCGTTCTTCCTTTTTCAAGATATTCTCTTTGTAAATATTCTTTTGTAATTACGCTTCTTAATCCTTTGTTCTTACTCATATAACCTCGTTATAAGCGGCGGGGACTCGTGGACAGATTATATTCTCTAAGAGGTTCACTGTCTATGCTCTGCTTGTGGTTTAGCTTTTAAACTAAACCTTCCAATCTGATTAGCTTCTCAGCTTTCCAGTTTTCTTCCCCGCTATTTTTCATCACATCACTGTGATGGGAGCCAATTAGCCTTTAGCTCCGATTGCTTGCAATACTACATCTTTTGGTGCTGTATCTCCGTCACCTTTCAATGTGTGGCTGATTGAGCCTGCTACACTTTTTGCATTACTTGTTGAAGAAACTTTAAATAAAGCTGTTTTTTCCATTCTATCTTCCTCTTTCCTTTTATAGCCCTTTACAGGCTTTTTTAAAATTATTACAAATATTATTATATCACATTTTTGTCTTTTTGTCAAGACATTTTTTGATTATTTTTCCATCATCTAGAATATCTAAAAAATCTTTTAAACGTAAAAATACAAAATCATCTGCTTCTGCTATTCGCTTGCCATTTTCATTTTTCTGCGTTCTATGCATAATGACTATAGGTAGTTTACCTTCAATACAATCGCTTTCAGCTTGCTCAAACCATGTATTAACTTGCCATCTATTTTGATTTTTTAGTTCTAAATGTAATTTGAAATCGTAATCTTCATTTAGATTAACTAAGTCTCCTCTTAACAAAGTATTAGCTGAGGATTTTTGAAATCCACCACTGGAAGGAACTCTTGAAAAATCTAAATCAGGAAATCTTTCGCCCAAAAGCTTCCTTACCTTTGATTCATAAGATGCCCCTTTTCTCCTACTGGATTTAGCTTTTTTACTTAATTTAATCCGATTTTCTAACTCTACTATTTCTTCCGAATCAGGTTCATATCTTTTTAAAAGTTCTAACCGTTCTTTAAGAACATCTACTTGTTTCACTCTACACCAACCCTAGCACTTCTGTTAGCATCTGTAAAGTCTACTCCACGTCTAGATAGCTCTCTACTAATATTAAATTTTAAATCTTCTAAGCTATCTAATACATCTTTTAAATAATCAAGTCTTTCTTGCAAATATATCACCCTTTCCATTGCCTCTTTAGCGGAAGGATATTCTGCAAGTTTTAATTCTTTTTCTGTAAGACTCATTTTTACTGGAAAACTTTTATAAATTAAAGCTTTTTCCGTATTTAACTGACTCTGTGCTTCCCTTAAATACGCTCTTGTTTGAGATATGAGCGTTCTTACATATACCCTTTGCTGTACTGTAGCATGAAGATACCTTCCTATTTCAGCGGCAGGTAACTCATCTAAATATCTTGGCAATTTTAAATAGTCTCTTTCAATATTCTCATTGGAGAAAGGGGTTACACCTTCTTGTGAAAGTTGACTTTCAATCTTGTCAATTAAAGTCACCATAAATACCTACTCCTATCATATGTGAATCTTTGAAGTTTGATGCTCCCCAAAAGTATACTGGTGCTTTTTTAAGCTTCACGTTTGCACTCATTGCTGGATTCCCATTAAAATCAATTCCCAATCCTAAACCAAAATTAGGCTGTAATGTCGTTGTCTTAATTTTATATTCTATCTCTATATCTCTATCTATATTAACAGCATCTTTTTTAAACTCAAAATTTTCTTTAGTATCAGGAACAATTTCAATCTCTTTACCATTTATATTAGCTTTAAATTTATAATTATCTTTTATATTTAAATCCGCTTCTGTTTCATCTTTTTTTTCTATTACTTGAACTTTCGCTTGTTCCTTAATACTTGAATCTAATGTAATTTGAGGACGTTTTATATCCTCAACTGTTAATTCGCCATTATCAATATTTACTGCTGATTTATAAATAATCTCTGGCGGTTTGTTATAAAAATAAAAACACGCTACACTTAAAAAAATGCATAATATCCAAGCATACTCTTTAAATATTTGCCATACTTTCATAAGTTAAAAGCTTTGCCCCGAACCATAAAGTTATAAAGGCATAAAAAAGCAGTAACTAAATAGATTGCGCCAAATAGCCAAATTAAAACTGGACTAAGTGTTACTGGCAAAAAAGTATATATTAAATAAGGCACTACACAGAAACAAAAACTGAAAGCCACACAAACAATAGACATTACTATTACCCCTAATAACATGCCTAATCCATAAAATACCTTAGAAAGAATTTTATTCACTATAACACACTCCTTTATATTTACAGTTTTTACAACTACCGCTTTTTGTACTTCCCTCTGGTCTATCAGGTATTCTGTTTTTTGCTATACATTCATTCAAAAAAGTATATTTACTTTTTATCTCTTGCATTATACTCTCATCCCAATAAACAATAAATTCTTTAATCTCTTGTGTATTTTTATTTTCATACAAAAAATCAATGCTATCTATTGGAGTGGTTTTGTAATCTTCTATAAGATTTAACATTTTTAAAAAGCTTTGTTTTCTGCTTTTCCGCTCTTTTACTTTTAAAGATTTATCTAAAGATAAGTAATATTTATTAGCAAGTTCTTCCCCACAAAAGTCCTCACTCTGCATTGCTTGCCTTATCGTTTCAAAACAATACATATAAATTGAAGCTTGTTTTATATGTTCTGGTTTAGGTTCTAATAATCCTACATATTCACAATGATTAATTGACTTTATCTCTAATACACCTAAATGTCCATTGATTAAAGCCAATCCATCCGCATTCCCTAATATTTGTAGTTCTGCATTAAATACTGGTGGCTCTTCTTGTAATAATAAACCAGATTTTATTAAACAATTTTGTATCCTAGTATGAACATCTTTACCATTATGAAATACTCGTTTTGTTCTTGGTTTTATTACATTTGTGCAGTCATAAAACTTTCTAACATAATAAAGAGACCTTACACAATCTTTTATCCCACTAGGACTATTAAAGCCATGTTTTCTTCCTTCATCATCTTTTTCAGTTAATAAATAAGAGTCTATTGCTGTTGTTAAAGGGCAATTTGACCCCTTCATAATAGAAAACAGGCTAGTAGCTGAACCTCTTACTTTTAACCGCTTCATTACATAACCTCGTATAATACTCTTTCATTTTTTAAGAATACTTCTTCTGAAACTAAAAACCAAGTTTCAGGAACTAATCTATAGTTATGAACACTAAATCCTATAGCATTCTCATTTTTATTTAAACTCTTTAAATCTTCTTTATAGTCTAAAGCTATACTTCTACCTTTTACTAAAGTATCAATAACCTTTACTTTAAATAATTTAAAGATTAAAGAGGCTTTTAACGAACAGTCCTTTACTCTAAAGACTACAAATCTCTCATTCTTGCAATCAAAAACTAATAGAGGGCTTCTTAGTCCGTCCTTTATAGCTTCCTTTGCAATTTTAGCTAAAATCTTTTGTTCCAGCTTATAGAAATCTTTATCAGTAGTCTTACACTCAACTAAGTATCTTGATGTTCTTACATCACCCTTAGCTTGCCATAAAGAGCCACTAGCCATTACTGTTTTTCCACCTAATATTTTTGCTACATCTTTTTCTTGTTTGTTACTTTTGTACTTTGTTGTTCCTTTTCTCGCCATGCTTTTTATCACCTATTCCCTTGTACTGGTGGCGGCTTCCAAAAGATACAATATGTTTCTTCACCCTTAATTAAATCATACTCTGTAACATCTGTATTAATACAGCCTCTGTCATAAAACCAACAATTATGACAAGAAGCTGTATAATACCCTCGCCTTACCAGAATATCATATAAAAAAGAGTTATAGCCTCTATTGTATATGCTCATCTGATGTTAACACCTTTTCCCTTATCTCTTCAAATAAAGCTCTGTTAGAACGCAATAATTTAATTAAATTATCTTGCCCCTGTGATAACTGCTCACCATTATAGTAATACCAGCCACCTCTGCGTTCAACTATTCCTAACAATACTGCAATCATAATTAATGCTTTTTCGTTATCAATGTCCCCTCTTTGAATATAGTCACAGGTGTCTGTATAAATATCATACTCACCTGTTCCATAAGGAACGCCAGCTTTATTTTTCTCGATTCTAAATTTGATTGTCTTACCTACAATTCTTTTCGTTTCTCCACTACCTACTGCAATAGTATCGCCCATACGTAATCTAATCTCTAAAGTATTCGTAAATCCAGTGCTTCTACCACCTGTTGTATACTCTGGCAAAGGGAATAATCCCTCTGGACTATATCTTCAACTCCCGCTAAGAGTGCTGTGCGCTTCCATTTAAAGCCTTAGCTACTTTGCATTTCAACAAAGCCGTACTCTACTCACTTACCCACATAATATAAGCAATACACATTATGTTTCTGTTTTCGATAGTCTCTACACCTTCCTCTAATGAGGCTTGGCACGGTATTCTGCCTATTCACCGTTAGCCATTTCTGACACCGCTTTTGCGTTCACACAGTTTTTTACTGTAAGTCGCCCTACAGGGAAGCCCAAATCTCTTAATAAATCATTTGATTTATCTTAATTCAACTTCCATACATCACGCCAATTTTCTCTCTCAACTGATTAATTGCGACAACTGTAGAAGGAAGTTTTCCCTCCCGCTCTAATGCGTTATTAAACAACTGAAATTTACCGTGGTATTCACCCAACATTTTAGGCTTAATTCCCATTTGATAACTTTCATCAAAATCAGAAGTCAATACTTTAGTTGGTAGCAGAGCGGCGTAAGAATCAATAACAATCAATTCTACTCCTGCTCTCTGCAAGGCTATAGCTATATCTAAAGCTTCTTCCATTCCATCAGGTTGACAAAATAAAAGTGACTCTAAATCTATGCCGTTTTCTATTGCCCATTCTTTTGTAAGACTACCTTGTTCCGTTTGTATCAAAGCACAAGTTAAAGGAATATCACCATCTTCTGCTACAATTTCTATATCTTCGCCATCAACTGTAACAAGTTTCTTTTTCATTTTTTGAACATTAGCAATCATCTTATAAGCTAATAATGATTTACCAGTAGAATAAGCTCCTGCAATAGTTATTAATCTTCCAGAAGGTATTCCACCACCAATTACATAATCTAAAGCCACACTACCTGTTGAAATCTTATAGGACATCTGCTCTTTAATAGTTGCCCCTAAACGTATAGCGTTCTTACCATGCGCTTTATTTATAGTCTTTACTAACTGCTTTAAATCTGGCAAAGTATCACCCCTGTAATGTCATCTTGCCTAATTTCTCTTCAATTACATCAACACAATCAGAATAATCTCTAATAATAACTTCTAACTTATCCTCTAATCTACTTAAACGTATACCAAGAACATTTGGTACTAACCCTTCTGGGGCTACACTTTCAACTGAAATGGTCTCCCCAACAACACACTTTTGTAAACGATTATTTATGTCTTCAAGCATTCCTACCTGAGCTTCTAAAAGTTTTAAAACTTCTTCATATTCACCAGAAGATGTTTTAGAAGAAGAAGCATCTCCTCGGTAAACTAAATCATCTGCCATCTGTCCACCTACTTTAATTGTCATATTCTTTACCTCCTTATTATACCACATAATCTTATTTTTGTCAAGCATTATTTTGCTTCACTATAAGTTCTACCTATATCTCCTACGGCTTCTAATGGAATTGTTAAATTTATACCCCTGCTTGGTAAACAATTTTCCATATGAAAAGTTAATCTCTGCTTGCATAATTCTGCAAACTTTTTAGGACAAACCATGACTATCTCCATAACGTATGCTTAAAAACACACTCGACTATATCATACATCTGCACTATGCCTCCCCGCTTCCATTTAAGGATGTCAACCCACTTTGCATTTCAACAAAGCCGTACTCTACTCACTTCTCAAATAGTAGTAATGTGCAGTTCCTACTATTCTATGCTTTTGTTAGTCTGTGAGGGTGAAATAGTCTTATATAATAACGAATTTATATTATTTTCAATTAAAAACTTTCTAACAATTTTACTGAATTCATATGCTACACATACTGGCAGATACACATAAGGGAACACCCTACCGTCTTTCTTTTTATCTAAATGAACACTACATCTTTTAATTGGAAAAAGTCTATAAAGGATATTTATAAGTTCTTGTACTTCTTCATCATTAAATGTGTTACAATAAATGTGCATAGTATTTTTATGTTTATGTAATGAACCATCATCTAAATAATAATAGATTAATCCATTACAATCTAAATTTTTTAATACTTCTATTTTAGTCATTTGTCCTACTTTAGAAATATGGGGATTTATTCTTGTATCAAATCCTGCAAATTGACTACCTTTTTTATAACCAGAATAACATTTTGTATCCCTAACAACTATTCCAAATTTAGATAAAACATCTTTTTTATATTTTAAATAGTCGGCATTAACACTGCTAGATTTTAAAGAATATGTATTCCTATTCCTAGACTGTGTGATATAACAACCATCCCCTATTTTTAAAGACAATAATAATTGATATAATTCGTTATCCATACTATTTCCTCCCTGCTGATTGGCTACACACTTTCGTGATATACAGTATATTATCACTCTTTGGTAATACTGTATTTTTGCGTTCCAGCATATCGAAGAGTTTAAACACGACAAGTTATTTGACTAAAGTTTATCGTGTACATTAAGTATTTGTCTTGCTCCAATAGATTTTAATACCACATCATTATCCACATCTATCTGTGCTAATGTTGTGCAATCTGCCGCCGCCCCTTGTGATTTTGAATTAACCGCTAATCGTTCATAGTATGAACGTGTTCTACCATCTTGGGAATTTATCCCCCACAAGTGACGTTTATGCCCAGAAAATAATGTTTCTATATAACCATTCTTTCTAGCAAATTGAATTAAATCTCTATCATATTTTTTTACCCCTGCAAAACCTTCAAAATACCTATCTATATATTCTTGTGCGGTCTTTTCATCTATTTCTAGATTTCTTGCTACCGCTATTTTTGAACCACCATAATCTACCATTCTGTTGTCTCTTGTTGCCAAGAGTGTCGGACTATACCTTTAGGAGCCTGCTCCTATCCCCCATTAAATGTATTCGATTGATTTATGGTTTAACATAGCCGATACATTATAAGTCTCTACACCGCTGTTTTCACAGAGTTCGGCACGGTATTGACCTGTTAGGCTTTCACCGTTTTGAGAGGGATTTTACTTCACCCTAGATTTGAGCGAAACCTACAGTCTTAGCCACATTTCTTTTATGTGGTGCTAATTTCTTAATTGAATTTGGGTCTGCATCTGCTAATTCTGGAAAAATAATTGTTGCTACTGTTCCATGTGGGTCAAGTTTCTCTTTTAACATTTTAATCAACAATGGGTCTTTTGAAAAATGCGCTGTTAAAAACTTTTCCAAAGCATGATAATCTGCCGCAACAATTACTTCATCTTCATTATCAGCTATCATTAAACTTCTTATCTCAAATTGTATCCAAAAATCATAATAACTTCTGTCCTCACCATCTTTAGGCTCTTCTAAAGGCTTAGGAAGCTGTTGGTCAATTATGTTATCACGAGGCTCTTTATCCTCGCTTCTCCGTCTTTACCATTGTACGGAGTTCAGACTATATCTTAGCCATATCATAAGGAACTCCATAAAACTCTTTTCGTGTTTCTAATAGTGCTTTTAATGCTGTTAAATCTTCCTTTACTTTCAGTGTATCTCCTAATTTTTCATGCCGTTTCATTACACGTTTCTTACTACTAATTCTTGAATTTAATAAATGACGTTTTTGTTTCTCAATATCTGAGTAATAATCACTCATATATGTTTTTTTATATTCTCTATCATTTGAAAATTCTGAAATAGCGAACTTATCTTTATTCATAAGAGTATATCCATTTTGAAAAAAATCTCTTATAATAAAATGTTCTAAATATAATCTTTCTTCTTTTATTTCAGGAGCACTAAAAGCTATAATACTATAAGGCTCTTTAACATATAACTTTTTATGTTTGTCAGCACTTTCAGGACTACTAAAATATTGCAAATGTTTTTCAATTCTAGATTTCTTTACTTTTGCAAAAGATTGCCCAATATAAACACTTTTATCTTTATAAATAATAACATAAATATAGGAGATGTTTCTAAAGAATTTTACATCTCTAACTAAAGAGTTATTATAATAAATGTTCATCTTATCTCCTTATAACTTAGGCTCTGCCCATTCGTGGAGATTTCAACTAATATAGTCTACTTTCTCTAGTCGTTACACTTTTTAGTTATCACTAACTAACTTAGTTCGGTATTGTCCTTTTATTGGTGGAGTTTCACCGAGTTAGAGCAGTTAATTTTTCTAGGAATTTCTTACCTAGCGAACCATCTGTTTAGTTCGGTTCAGAACAACTTAACCTAAATGATGATGTATTATGACTAATAAACCCATTTGAAATAAAACTATGTGTTTCGGGTAGAGTAAAGTCATAAACATCTGCCCTTCCTTTATCTATTTCTTTAACCTTTACCCAAATTAATGAATTACCTTCATCTACTAAATATTGACCAGAAATTCTTTGATACTCAAAATCTTTATACTTTTTCTTTTGAACAAATCCTACGATATCTCTAAACTTTAAATATTCTCCATTAGTTAATGTTAGCATATAAACATTTCCAGTATAAGTATTGAGATGTCTTGCCCCACCAATAATACCTAAATTCAATAGCAATGTTTGAAGTTGAAGAAGACTTTGCTCATTTGAAACAGTAAATCTTAGCTGTTTTTTATTAGATTCTTCTACAAAATAACTATCTAATGTCATTCCTTTTATGAAAGCTATTACAACACTTCTTGGGGACTGTAAAATAATATCAGGAATAACTTTGTTTGTGCATCCTCTTTTAAGCTGAAAAGCTTTCTCAATACTAGCAAGTCTTTTAGCACTAATTCTAATATCAAAAGAATTTCTATGAGGATGACAGTCACGAACATGTGCTTTTATTCCAAAAAGTCTTAAAGACAATTCTTGTATACGATTTATTACACAGGAATCTCCATTAGTAAAGCAAATAGTAAAAGTACCATTTGTGTCTGATAAACACCCATCTGCATAATGCATCCACATAAACTCTGCCACATCTTCATCTAAAATTTCTGGTAATTTAACTTGCTTAAATCCACTACGCATTGCAACATATTCATATTCAAGTTTCTGATAATCTTTAGCAAAAAAATTATAACCATAAGGGACTGCTACATAAGTTTCAGTATTTATCTCATCTAAACGCTTGAAAATTTGAGCATCCTTTTTCTTATATAAATTTTTAAAACGACAACTATTCCTATTAAGGTATAAATCTTTTGAAGAATATTTATTACATATTATTGGGTGATTTTCAGTTCCTTCGATAGTAACCCCTAAAGCAGTACGAATTTTTATAGTATTCCTATTCTCATATTTAACTATATGGGAAGTCTTTTCAGGTTCTAAATTTCGATTTAATAGCGTATAGGTTTTAGAAACAAATTCACCATCAACTAAAGCATCTGTTACTAAATCCTGAATGCGGAACAATCCCCTATCTGTAGGAATTAAAGTGTTTGCTACAAGACAACCATTTTGGTTGAAGCTTGGATGCACTTTTCCGTCACAATATATTTTTTCTTTTATACCCAGCATAAATGCTGTATACAATTTTGTTAATTTAAAATAATCTTGTAGAAGTTTAATTAATTTATGCCCATCTTCTCTTTTGGGGGTTTGTCTTAATAATTTCTTTAGCGCATCTTTATCTGTTTTTGGTGTTCTTAATACCATATCTCTTGATTTCCCGCCCTCTGTCCATGCGATAGGCTTAAAACCAAAATTTAATGCTACTAAATCTTCATTAAAAGACTCTTTATATTCCCCTGTTTTCTTATCCTTTAATTTCTTTTTAAAACCATATAATATCTCAAATAACTGTTGACCACTGTTAATATTAAATTTAGCTCCTACTACTTCATATATCTTGTATGTTAATTCTTCTAATTTTTCTTCCGCTAACTTTATCATACCTTCAAGTTTTTCTGTGTCAACTTTTATTCCGTTGCGCTCCATTTTCCATAAAACTTTCATAAATGGCATACGCACTTCTCTAAAATACTCGTAACCGCCATCTTCTTTTAAAGCATTGAGAATTGGCTCATACATTTCTCTCATAAAATATACGTCTTCTGCGGAATACTGCGCCCCTATTGGAATCTGAACGTGCTGGAAACTAGCATTGCTATTAGAAGCCAATCCTAAAAATTTCTTTTCTTCTTTAGTAACTGTCATAATAGTATCTTTAAAATGAGATTTTTTTACAGAGAAAATTGTTTCAGTTACTGCTTCTAAATTCTTCTCTTGTTCTTCATCTAAAGTATGTACAGCTATTTGTGTATCAGTAAAAGTATTTGTTTCAAACACTTTTACTATATCTACACCTTCATTTGCAAATAAATGTAAGTCAAATGAAATATGATGGGCTATATACTCTTTCCCACCATTTTCCATTAAAGGCTTTAATCGTTTCATAAAATCAACAATATCCATATTATAATATTCTCCTGAAAACTTTTCTGGTAAAAAATCAGGAAAATTTTTAGCATCATTAAATACCGCTGTATTTTTACGATAATCAAATCTGCCACAGCCAACATAGTCACCTTCAAAGTAGTGCCTGAAAGGAACATAGTATACTTCCTTGCTGACACTATCTTCAAAGGCTACTGTTAATCCTACTGCATAATCTTTACCCTTATATCTTACATCTAATCCAGAAGTTTCAAAGTCAAAGAAGATTTGTTTCGCTCGTTCATATTCCTCAAAAAACCTATCAACATTATCTTTGTTGACAATAGTTAATTTAAAGAATCTTTGATGAAACAAATAATCACTCCTTATTAATTAACTTCTTCCATTTTTTACTTGGCTTGAAAACAAACCTGTTAAAAGGTTTTCTATCTTGAAAAGTCTTAGTATGAATGTTATAAGAAGTTTTTATATCTTGTTGTCTAGATACTAAAGAAAAATATCTAGGCAAAATCAACCCAGAATATTCTTCTAATACCCCTTCCATACCTTTACAAAACATTTTAATAATATTGTTTGCTTCTGTTGAAGTAATATTATTTTGCTCTGCTATCTTATTGATTAAAGTCTGTCTATCTGCTACTGCTCCCATTTCTAAACCTTCCTGTAGTCAATAATGCTTTGCAGGTCTTATTAATAATTCTCTCTATCAACTCACCCTGCACTTTATCTTCCTTGTTAATACTTAAATCTATATAATAAAGGTGCAATAATTCGTGCAATATGCTCCACTCAACATCATCACTGCCATATATAATAGCATCTTCGTCAAGCTCTGGGGTACTGTTTATCCGAATTATTGCCCTCTCCATAGAAGGGCTAGAAGAAATACTTGCTGATGCTGGGTAGCCCAATAAATATTCAATATCCCTATTATTTGCATATGTAATAACTATATCCCAATGACTAAGTCCTAAAATTTTCTGCCAATACTTCATACAAGAATCTAATGCTTTTTGAGACCATTTAGCCATTAATCCACTTCCCTTATCAGAACTCTGCTAAATCCTGCTGGACGAATAGGCTCTGGCTCTTCCAAAACTGTTGCAGTATCGAAAGAAGTGTCTTCAACACCATAAAATGGGAATTTCTTTTCAATGATTTCATAATAATCAAGCCCTCTATATTTATCAGGCAGTAATTCCTGAATCTTTTCTTTCGCCGCTTCGTTTAACTCTCCAATAGCAAAAATATCTTTATCCAAATATGGATATTTCTCAAAAATCTCTGCTCCTGCTTTGTCAAACAAATAAGAAATACTTGGTTTCTGTCCCATACGTGTTGCGTAATAAGGCGCATCTAACAGCCCATAACGCTGTCTATTACGCTCAATAATGCCGCAATCGTTACCCCTTAAAAGGACAGCCACCGCTTTATCAAACTCCACTTTTTCCCCTGTTTTTTTGCTGATATAGCTACCTTGTCTGCCATCTACTACTAAATAAGCTGATTTGAAGCTTCTAGGTGCTCCCGCCTGACACAATGGACAATCTGGTTCACAAGTGCAAGCATAGTTATTGTATCTGCCACCTTCTTGAACATTGTGACTCCAAAAACTGATAGGTTCATCAGTTAAAAATCTAACTGGCGCATCAGGATTATCCCTCGCTGTTAAAAAATAATCTTTAATATACCCACCTTTTTTAGTGGTCTTTTCTACTTCTGCCCTTGCCTGAAATCCTCTTTTAAAAATTGAAGCTACCATTCTTTTCTCCTATTCTATTTTTCTTAATTTTAATCTTGGATACATCTCTAAATTAGTAAACATATAATCTAACTGTTCTTTATTCATGTCTTGAACATCTTTACAATTTTCTGGGTAATTCACAATACTAAACACAAACTCATTCTTACATAGGTCGTATATGCGTTTACAGCCGTTCTGACCAGCTTTATCTCCGTCTAAGGCTAATATTACCTTTTTAATATTAAAACTCCTCAGAAGTGAAATTTGAGCGTCTGAGATACTACAAGTTAATATGGCTAAAGCATTTGCGTAACCATGTTTTTGTAGCCATAGAGCATCTAATACTCCTTCTACTAAAATGACAGTATCATTGATAGGTCTAAACAAATTCAAAGGAAACAAAATTCCTGAACGTGGGAAATTATCATATACATAATATTTAGGGGCTTTACCATAAATATTCGCATATTCTTGTGTTTTATCATTAAGCACTGCTCTACCTATAAACCCACATAATTGCCCATCTTCCCAAAATACAGGAATAGTAATTCTTTTCTTTTGCGAATCCCAGCCAAATAAAAACCTTTGTTGGTCTTCTGGGCTAAATCCTCTTTCAATAAAGTATTTATGGAATACTTGCCCGCTGTGAAACGCCCCCAATGAAGAATTAGATAAAACAAATCTTTCCTCTTGCTCTGGAACTTCTTCGTATTCTCGTAAAGGAACTTCTTCAACTTTCTGCGCCTGTTCTCCAATTATTTCATCAAGCTTTAACCTAGCTTCGGCATATGAGATGTTTAAACATTTTGCTATTAAGCCAATTATTGTTCCGCTCTCACCACAGCCAAAACAATGATAACATTCTTTTTCAGCGTTTAAACCGAAAGAAGGTCTTGTATCTTGATGAAAACAACAAGATGCCATAATATCATTACCTACTACTTTGATATTCTTTATATTTAATGCTTCGCATACAGTTAAAAGTTCTTCTATTCTCATACTACTCAATCCTTTGTATTTGTTTTACCGCTATTGGTGTCCTTTTCTTTTCTTCTTCCACATATAATAAATCATGTTTCATTTCAGTAAAATCCCAACTCATTTTAAAAGGTGGTTTCCATTCGCCATCACGCACTTTTAAAGTTACTATTTTTATCTCTTTCTCCGCCTTATCTGTTTTATCTTGCTCTAAACCATAAACAGCATCCGCTTCTTGGGCTAAGGCTTTGACATAAGAAATATTACTTAATGTCGCAGTCTCTCCCTTTAACTGTGAGGTGCAAAGAATTGGGACTTTTCTGTTTCGAGCTAATGCTTTAAATCCTCTCCATACTTCTAAAATTCCCCGCCAGTCATCATCCTCAGAATCATCAGCCATTAAATAACCACCATCAATTAAACAGACATCTGGCTTATGTAAATCAATGGAACTTCCACAAGATATTACACCGCCCTCGACTAATTCAACAATTAACTTATCTTTATATTTTGGTGCTTCTTCTAAAAGATACTTATAATACTTCTCTTCTTCTTGTGGCGATAACTGACCATCTTTAATACGAGAGTAGCTTATCCCTGACCATACTGCATCAATTCTGTCTATTAATTGAGCTGGCAACATTTCTTTAGTTAAAAACAAAACCTTATATCCCATTTTTGCCATTGCTACAGCAATAATGCACAAGAGCCACGTTTTCTAATTGTTATTAACCTACAGCTTTTTATCTGTAGCTCTGGAAGTTTCCTTCATTTTCATCGAATGGTCAATTCCATTCCAGTATAGCATATATTTTCACTTCCACAAAAGTGTACGGTATGTGGAGGACACTCGTGGAGATATTATTTCAATCTCTATGCGTTACGGTGCTGGATTATTCAGTTACCTCGGTATTAGCATTTGACAGCCTTTACCGATTTTGCCCCCTCGTAATCTTACATATCTTTACCGTATCTATGTAAGACGGCAATTAATTTACCAGTTCCTGTGTATCCTAAGAAAGTTATAAGGTCTAATTCTTTAACCCCACCTATCTGTTTATCTATCGGCAATAAACCTATAGGCATCCCAGAAATGCCACCTGTTTTTTGCCGCTCTTTGTACTGCTCAAAACGCTCTTCTGTTCTTTCACCTATTTTACAGGTATCGTTAAGAACAATTTCAGAATCAATATTTTGTATTAGTTTCTGTAACTTCTTAACTGCTTCTTCTGTATTCAATGAGTTTATATCTGTTTGCACAGAAAGTATTGTGTCCCTTAATAAATTATGCTTAACTTTATTTCTTAATTCATCACAATAAAATTCAAATGGCTCTGCTACCCTTCCAGTAAAGTCAAGCTCTGGAAATCTTGCTTTTAATGACTCTGCACTAGGGATATCACCATATTTGATTTTAAAGTCTGAAATATAATTAAACACTCTCTTATAAGCTGGGTTGAAAAACTTGGCAGATATTCTTTTCTCCGCTACTGTTTTCCAATCCTTAGTTTCTAATAATTTTAAAATAAAATTAGAATCTACGCTCATTTCATCACCCCTAAAAACTCTTGCATTGAAACAGCGTTCTTAGGTAAAAATAATCTATCTCCATCGTCTACATAATAAAGATACTTTAATTCACAAAATCTCTTCAATTCCTTAAAGCCCTCAATAAATTCTAGATTGTTAAAATATAAATCCTTCAAGCTCTTTCCATTCATCTGGGACTTTATAAGTCACTAAATGAATTGAGTATTTTCCGCTTTTCCAAATCTTCATAACAGTATCTAAATGTTGAGGGTTATACTGCATCCCCAAAATTTCATATTTATCTTTAAATAATTCATTAACAAACGTTGTTTTATTGTTAAAAAAACAACTCTCTAAGTTAAAGGCGATAATTGGAAGAGATTGATTAGTTAGTTGCCCTCTTTTCACGTCTTTTCTCCCTTAACTGTCCCGCATTAATTTCACCCTTATCATATAACTTATAACAATTTCTGCACAATGGCAAATGGTCGTATTCCACATATGCAAATACTTCTACAGAGTTACAATTAATGCAGTGGTCACTCTTTACGTTATCTAAATCCACTTTATCACCCCTGTCGTAATTTCTTTATGGCATCTTTATTTCTAAAAGCTTCTCTCCTACCATCATTAGTAGTAAAAGTAACCTGAATGAAAAGATTTAGCATACTGTCAATAGTATATCCATATCTTTTAGTTAATTCTTCCTGCTTTAAATTAGTGCAAATTATTGTTGGTAATCCTTTTGTATCCCTTATCTTTAATATGTTTTCTAATAAAGCTTTTTCTGCTCCTTTTGCTGTATCAACTTCCGCACCTAATTCATCTATTACTAAAAATTCTGAATCATAAACAGAACTTACATCTTGTTGGCTATATGTTTTTCTTATAATTTCATTAAAAGTAACTAAATAACCAGAATAGTAACGAATATACAATTCTTGTAAAATAATGGAAGCTAAGAAACTTTTCCCCGCTCCATTTTGCCCCCTAAATAATAGATTAACACAATCGTTTAACATATCTTTAGGATTAGTTACATAGCCTTGTATAATACTCTTTAATTTAGGCTCTGCAAAATGATAGTCAGATAAAAACTTACCCTGATAGCCACTAGGTATTCCCATTAAATATAAAGACTCTTTGCTTATATATTCACGCATTTTCCCTTCTCTTGTTGGTAAATCAGATGTCAATTTCTATCCCACCATTCTCAGATTCCTCTTTCCAACCCCGCTTAGGAGTTAAACTCTCTCCTGTATAAGCTATTGCTAAATTATAATAACTGCTCAACCAAGCATTTGACATTAAATAAATGCCATATTCCATAAAGGTTTTTTCCCTGCCACCTGCTTTAAAACGGTAATCAGAATCCCAAAGGAAATCAATTATCTTTTTTATTTCATCACTTGGATATGTAGCCATTAATGATTTAATTACAGAGGTATCTTTATATTTAACTACTTGATACTTTACATCATGTTCTTTTGCTTTATCTGAAAAATATTTTATCCAATCATTAGATTTGAACTTACTATAATCTTCTGTTGATTTTACAATTCCACTTTTATCAGAAGTTACTATTGCTCCACCAAATAACTTCTTTGCTTGTGCTTTCGTTACTATCATTTACGCTTCGTTAAGGAACGCTCCAGTTCCTTTGCTTCTTGTTCTAAACGACTATCAATAAGCCCTGAAAATAAATCTAATGTTGCATCTCTTTCTTTCTCTAATACTTCTGCTTCCATCCAACAATCAAATTTTGCGCTTTCATAATTGCCTAAATTTAATGTTACACCTTTTGATAATCCTACTTTTATTGTGTCCATTTTATTCCTCCGCTTCTTTATCTGGTAAAAATAATCTCTCATTTACTTTCTGTAAAGCAATTTTTACTCGTTCAGAAAATCCAGTCTTTTCAGTGGGGAAACCTCTTCTAACTCCGCACTCTAAAGCTACTCTAACAATAGCATTTATTTGTTCCTGTGTGTAATAACAAATATTATTTACTCTTACTAAAGCAGGGGGTAAAATACCTGTATTTTCCCAATTCCGTAAAGTTAAAGAACCTCTGGGAATTCCAGCTAATCTAAAAGCTTCTATTAATTTTGCTCTTGTGTATAAACGTAATATTTTACCATTTATCTTGAACAATTTACCCTGCAACATCTGTCCTGCGGGTCTGCCCCTTTTAGCTTTCTTCTTCCTCGGCATCCTCGCTCACATCCTTTAAATCTACTATTTTAGTCGAATAACTTAATTTCTCTTTAAACATCTTCTCTGCTACTTCTAATGGTATTACACCATCTGCAATAAGCTGTTCCAATACTTCCATATCATAATAGGCTTCGTATTTTAATACTTTATCTAAAACACCGTAATCTCTTAAAATACTTTCAGCCATATAAGGTATTACATCATAACTTTTTCTTATTTCTCTTTTCAGATACTTATTATCTAAAAAAGGTAAATACTTATTACCGTTTAAATCACTTTTGCCATTAGACTCTACATAAGCATCTAGCTGTTCTTTTAATTCTTTCGCCCTTTTTTCTGCTTCAAGTTTTGTCTTTCTATACATATCATACTGCATAGCTAATTCTTTAAAACGTGAATCATCTATTTCTGCTTCTGAAAAGTCTATAATTTTACATTCAACCATTTTATCATCCGTTCTTTAAGTCTTAACATTATATCATACTTTTTTAGTTTTGTCAAGTGTTTTTAAATAATTTTTGTAATTCCTATTTCTCTATACCACTTATCCCTCTTTATGCCATGCTTATTAAAAATTGCCATAAAGGGATGCCTGTAATCATAAAAAAATACATTAGTCTTACCCTCTTTAGTTCTTCGTAACCTCCCTAAAATCTGTATCAAATCTTTCTTGTTTGCTACTGTAGATACAAGAAATCCTCTCTCCCATGATTTTACGTTAGTCCCCTCACAACTAATAGAAATAGTAGCTAATGTAATTAATGCTTCTTTTGTTTCTGCTTTTTCTTTTATTTCTGCTTTTGTTTCTTTCATATCTCCATAGTATTTTTGTATTCTCGGACATATATCTACCAACATATCATACAATAAATTTATATGCTCTTTCTCTTTACAAAACACTATACAGGATTTTCCTAAGTTATATTCTTTTATAATATCCTCAACAACTAATCTATTAAACGCTAAATCTTCTGATATAATTTTGTAAGCTTCCTGTAAATTAACAGGTAAACTATCCACTTCCTTTATACTTAGTAGCTGTGTTATTAAAGCTCTCCATTCTGGTGTATGTGGTGCGAATACTTTATCTTTGTATGCTAATGCTTTTACTTTTGCTCCGCTTTTCGTCCAATAATAATCAATCACTGGATTCCACTTTAACTGACTTTCCCTCTTTATTACAAAAATATCTTTTGTATCTATAATATCAGAAGTTTCAAATTCCCCTTTGTATTCATACAATGTATGCCCACAAATTAAATCTAATACATCTGCTAATCCATCATTTCTCATTTTAGTTGCTGTTAAACCTAAACGATATTTGGCAGGGAAGTCATTCAGAACACTGTATATCTTAGCAGAACACCTATGACATTCATCACAAATTAACATTGATATACTTTCTTTTAATTTATCAAGCTTTTCGTCACCTAGCCTAGAAAGAGTTTGTATCGTAGTTAAAGTAATTTGTTTTCCTATATTGAAAACCTTGCCTTTTACTAAACCTATTTCTATTTCCCCATAGCACAACAGAGCATCTTTTTGCCAACCATCTATTAAATCGTCTTTATTAACTATAATTAATGCTCTTTCTTTTAACTCCCCTGCCAGTATCAAGCCAATTATTGACTTACCTAACCCTGTATTTATAACAAGTGTTCCAGTATTATCAGTAAAATGCTCTATTGCTACCTGTTGTACTTTTCTAGGCTGGATTTGCACTAATGGATATTCTATATTATTGAAACTAATCGAAGTATCTTCTATAATCTCATAATTAAAAGGTATTTTATATCCTCTAGGAACTTCTAAGCTATCTCCAATCTCTTTGTAATAATAAAGAAATTCTGGAACTCTGGTGTTCCCCCATCTCGAGAATTTAAGAATACTTTCATATTCAGGATTTTTAAAAGTTAAATCTTTTTTTATTTGCTCCCTTTCTGTATTTGTTAAGTTTTTTAATAATTGAGAGTTACTTATAAAAACTTTAATAGCCATTTTTATTAATCAAAAACCCTGAAAATGTCTACAAGAGATAGACTCTAATGTACGTATAGAGTCCTCAGTTTCAATGTCTCTAAGCTTGTTTCTATATTCTGTGGTTTCATCTTCAAACAGCTTACCCAAACAGTTTGTAATTTTATTTTTTCTTGCAAACCCAATTTGCTTAATTTCCCTAATAGCTTCATTCATTGCCTTACGATATAAAGGATTTATATTTGTATCCCTTAACGCTCTTAAAGTCTCAATAACTTCTTTTGTTTGTTTCCTTGTCTTAATATATTCCTCTGTTTTTAATTCGTACATATCCCCTAATAAACTCATTAAACCATCTCCTATCTTTTATACTATTATACCACATTTTTTTCTTTTTGTCAAGTGTTTTTTATTCCCATTCAAAAATTGGCAAACACCACTCTATAGGCAATAAATATTTAACACCTTTATACCAAATTTCTTTATAATTAAGAGTGTTATTACTGACTTTTAAAACATCTTCTGAAACCCCAGTTTTTAACATAACCCATAATGTGGCAGCATCTCTAAAATGAGCATTTCTAACCCTTATTGAATCGCTCATAAACGAATCCCACTCATAATATCCTAATCCTTCCTTTAATTTTACCATTTTTTACTCCCATTCAATATCAGAATACTTAACTTCTTCAAACCAAAATATAGGAAAATAACAATATCTTTCCTCACAATATTCAAACTCATAAATTTCAATATCCTCTACTACTATTAAGTTAAGACGCTTTTTTAATACTCCTGTAGAAAGCTCTTTCCAAAGATTGCGAAAAGCCTTATAAGATAATCCCTTATTTCTAAGTAAAACCTTAAAATGTTGATAATCAACCCCGCTCTTTAATTTCAGCATTTTCCCCAAATATAACCCACTCCTTTAGAATCCATATTTCCTTTCCCTCAAATATAATTTCTATAAATTCTGGAAAAAAGAGATTTATATTAATTTCATTTTTAGAAATACCTTTTTTAAATTTATGCCAAAATTTTCGTATCTGTTTTTCGTTTAATACAGTAATCCCTTGAACTGCTTTTTGAAATCTATTATATTCTATATTGTTATTTAAAAATACCATACTCTCACCTCGTTGAACCTATTATACCACACTTTTCTCTTTTTGTCAATAAAAAAAATCCCTTACTAAGTAATAGATTATTAATCCATTTTATTTCCTAAAACATCTATATATACTGCTTTATATTTATATAACCTTCTTATACCATCTGCATTATACAGTATCGCTAAGTCCGCTAAATCATCAACAGTATAAAGTTTAGGAACTAAAATGATACAAGCCTTTAATAATTTTTTAAATTCTTGGTCTTTACAAGTAGGTGATAATATTGTCAACTCAGAGCCAACATTTGTTTGTATATCATTTAATATCTTTAATAAACGTTTACTCACTTTAGGCGTTGCTCCACAACATTTACACTTAAAATTATCTACTGTAATTGTACTAACCATATTTCTTTCCTACAAGACTATTCTTGCAGTTCCTCCTATTACCATCTCGAAGTTACTCCTCTGGTATCTATATGAATCCAATCACCATAATAACCTATTCCTAACTGGTCTTCTAACCCCCACGCTTTTGCCGCCGCTAAAACGGTGTCTGCTAAAGCAGTATCAGTATCATCTTGACCAGCGATATGAATATCTGCGGCACATCCTTTCGTGTGATAACTTCCTAATGCTCCACCACACGCCGCATTAACGCCATCGTCTACAGTTCTATAACCAGATTTGAAATCTGTTCCATACTCAGAGTGATAAACTGTAGTATTTACTACCCAATTAAAATTCCAATCTCTCAGCATATCTAATATTTTAAATAAATTTGCTGTTTTTTCATTATTCGTGCATAACTTTCCGTTTTCATTATCCCACGCATATTCATTGCTATTTCTGCGCCAACAATCCCACTCCGTTACGCTCCAATGCTTACTTTCGTACATTACATCCACCTTCTTTTTTATCTTCCTTCTGTGCTTCTTTTTCTAATTTGTCGCTCTCTCCATCTCCGTCTTTATCTATTATGGATGCCCCATAAAAGAATATAGCGGCGATTGCTTCTGGGGAGAATAAAACTTTCGTTAAGGCTAATAAATCAGGTAATGCTATTACGCCTTTAAATATCGCTTGGTATGCCCAAGCAAATATATAAGCTAAAACAGTTGTTATTATTAATGCAATCATTATATAGAGAAGCTTTAAACTCCCACCAGCAATTCTAGGCTTTACAAGAATTTTTGATTTGATAATATTCTTTAGCTTCTCAAACATTATAAAACCCCATTACTTTAAAATAAGTGCAAGTATGCTTATAAACATACTTATTATTCCTGATAAAAATGTTGCTAATCTAAAAATATCAGAACACTTATCATCTATAACTTTATTTAGCTCTACTTTATTTTCCTTTGCTTCTGCTCTCATTTCATCTAATCTTTTGAAAATTGTCTTTATATTATTTTCTACTGTCTTTAATTCTACTTCTTGTGTTTGTGTTTTTTCTAAGAACACTCCAAGACTTTCTGAGTTGCTTTGTTGCTTTGTTTTTATTACTGCTAAATCTTCTCTTAATTCTGTCTCAAAATCCCTATTCACTACACCCCTCCGTTCTTACAGATAGTGTAGACGTTCCAGACCTCTACACATAACTGCTATAAAATTATTTACCGCTTTCTTTAGTTTTGTGTAGAGTTCCATATTACTTTCCTTCTTTCATATTTTTTATCTGTGTTGTTAATCCTTTATTTTTGCTTTGAAGATTTTTTATTTTTTCGTTTAATTCTTCTATTTGTTCTTCACAAGTTCTTAAATGAGATATTAACTCATTTACTTTAACTTCATCTTCCAACCTAGAATTGTCTAAAGCTGACATCCTTTTCTTAGCTCCCATCAATTCACGTTTGACTTGTTCACATTCTCTAGCTTTTTCTACCTTTTCTCTACGAAATTCAAAGATTTCATCTTTTAATTTCAATACGTCTTTGTCATAACGATTTTTAAAAACTAATTTAAATATCTTATATAAATATTCTTTCATGCTAACCTCATTTCTTGCGGGTAAATTTCCGCTTTCCTTAAACAATTTAATGCTCGTTGATTTAAGTATGCTTTCTTTAAATCAAAACAATCAAATAGCGTTATGTTTACTTCATTTGATAACTTAATTGAAATAACTGTAAACACAACTCTTCACACTCTTCTTGTGCAAAATAACTAACACACCGAATATAAAGCTTATCTACAATTTTCAAGATAAAGCATCCTCCTTATTTTTTATCAACTTTCCCCACACTATGAGTCATTTTATACGCTCCTTAGTAATAATCTAAAAACTTCTCTTTTCTTGCATAATATCTTGCCTGTTCATATACCTTATTTCCATACTGTTTTTGTGCTTCGTTGAAATCTGAATAACTCTTTAAATCTTCCCGCTTTATTCCATAATTTTCAATAGATATGTAAGCTCCACTTATGTCATTGGCTATTAAATCAGCAAATCCTTCAAGCATTGCCATATCTTCTGTAGCCGCTTTTCCCTTCTGCTGGAACTGATATTGATGTGTCATTTCATGCGCTAAAAGAAACAATCTATCACTCTTATCTGTTCCAGCAGTATTTATAACTATTACAGAATTTCGAGATGTTACCGCTCCACTTTTTTGAGCTATTTCTTCTGCATTATTTATTTTAAAGTATTTTAACAAATCCGCATATTCTTTTACTGAACCAACATTAATAACAGCAACATCTCTATGTAAAGTTAAATTAAAATTATTTTTAAAATAATTTTCTACTATTTTTATATTCTTCATTGTTTCTCCCCTATCACCACCCATTACAACATGAGCATCCGCTAATGTGGGGAACAAGAAAAATAGTACCATTATTAGTATTTTTACCATCTACAATTCCTTTCTTAAATCCCCTCACCATAGGAGCTAGCTTAGAGGCTAGTATTCCTACGACTGAAACATATTTAGTCAATATCAATGAAGATTACACCACAGTAAACGAAACGAGAACAGTTCATATTCCATCAGGCGTTAAAGTATTAAAAGTAAGAGTCTATTCCGAAAGTGGTGCAGGTGGAGATGATTTCTGTACTGCATATGTTCAAAATGCCGACAATAAGAAAGTTTGGGTAATTGCTGAAAACTATGGTTCTTGTGATGAAACTAAATATGTCGGCGTAACAGGCGGGAAAGATTATAAATTAAATTTATATGCTGCCACTGAATATGATACAATGGCAGCATTAATACGAATTTCATATTCACAGTCGATTAATAATACAACTCCCAGTGTAACAGATTATTAGTAATCTGTAACTTCTACTGCGTGTGAATTGATAGTAGGCGACCATTCGAGTTTAAAATTCAACTCAGTATAACCAGTATCAACGTCTATATTGCCTATACTATAGTTAATCCAATCTTTACTGTTGTTAGCATTGAACAACGAATATACTTCACCTTCCCCATAATTATATTCAGCCCAATTAGAATACAATTTATAGGATTTATTGGGTGTTACACCTACATACGTAGTCAAACTTAAATATCCAGATTGATTAAATGAAGCTCTTAATACTGTTATTCCTGCGGGAACTGTAAAGGTACTGCCATGTGCTAAAGTAACTTCCCCACTAGGAATACTAGCCTCTAAGCTAGCTCCTATGGTGACATTGCCTGTCACGATAATTGACATTGGATTATCAGTTAAAGCCATAATATACGGCAGATTTTGAGTTTAGTAATCGGTTACTTTAGGCGTTTGATTGTTAATTGATTGTGAATAACTAATGACTACACTTCCAGATTCAGTTCCAGTTTCACTCGAAGTTGATAACTTTAATGTATAACTTTTATTAGGAGTAACTCCTACATACCAAATATTATAGGCGCTTTCGTAACCCCATAAAGATAACCAATATTTTTTGCCATTTACTGAATATACATCTAAAGCTACTTCGCCTTCGTGTTCATGGGATATATCACCCTCTACTTTTAATACTTTTACACCCGCAGGCACTGTAATAGTAACCGTTGTATTCACATCCATAGTACTCAACAATCTTGTTTCAGTAGTCGGTACACTTGCTTCTAATGTTGCCCCAACTGTTACATTGCCTGTAACCACTAAACTCATAGGATTGTCTGTCAAAGCCATCTTTTTCCTCCGATTTCTCACAGAGGAATATTACATATTGAAAATAATGCTACTCTAGGTTTACAGTTATGGTCTTACCTACCTGTGATTGTAACCACATCACTAATGATGTATCATTATCAGGTAAATTTACATAATAATAGGCGCTTCCATTAGGGTCACTAAGCGTATAAGTCTTATTATTAATTGTCACTTTTATCGAACTCTGACTTAAACTATTAGCAAAAGATATCCACAGTATATGTAGCAAAGGCTGCTGACTACTAGGATCAACTATTAATCCTGCGCTTAATGAAGTTATTTTAATTCCATAGAACGTATCAGGACTTAGACTGCCATATACTTGATCTGATGCATAGTCTGCGCTACTATAACCGTACTGCCACTGATTTCCGCCATAAGTATATTGACCGACCGTTAAACCTATTTGTCCACTATTTTCTAGTGTCGCACTAACCGTAATATTCCCTGTGACTGTAATATTCATAGGATTATCAGTTAGTGCGTGTAATTGTAATAGTAATCTCGGAAGACGGCTGACAGACAATTCTTTATCTGCCTGCCCCCCCCCTAATTAATTTATTAAACATTTTATTCGTCCTCCTTATTTACATCAATTTTTTCTAAAAGCTCTCCATCTTTGTTATAACCAGTGATTATAAGATTTTGACCTTTTTTAACTAAAATACTATAAGGTGAATTTGCTTTTACACTAAAAGAATATTCACCACTTGCAACAAAATCAAGATTCGCATAACTGTCTAATGTGTTTGATAATTTAGCACATTTTTCATTTAGTTCTTTTTGCATATCTTCATATTCCGATTTTGTTTTCCCGCCTAATAATTTTATCAACCAATTAAACATCTTCGTCCTCCTTTTCTAATACAGCTCCAATTTCAGCATCGCCATTTATTGCTAATGTATTTGCGCTTGCAGTTTGATAGCTTCCTGACAATGTAAATGTCTTAAAGGTGTATCCACTATTCGGCGTACACAAATTGCTTGCAGTTTTGCCATGCTGAACAGTAAAGGTTGATGTATATGCAACTCCATCAACTGTAACAGTAATCGTTCCACCTGTAGGCTGATTAATCTTATAAGTATAGGTTTTCAAGGTAGCGGCTGTTGCACTAATAGTGATATTATCTGTCAATGTTCCACTTGTGCTATTTAATGTGCCTGCATTATAACCTGTTCTTGCTGATATACTTGCCGTATAAGTTGACCCTGCTTTTGCTGTGAATGTTGATGTATATGAATTGCCATTGCAAATTACTGTTATTGTTTGATTTGCTGATTGTACGATTGTGACCGTTACTGTTACTTCGGACGTGTAACATAATCTTGCTACGCCATTTACTCCTATATACATTTTTTTGACTTTTCTTGCCTTGCCGTCTACTCCAATGTATATATTCTTTGCTTTTCTTGCTTTACCATCTACACCTATATAAATGCTTTTTGCCATTTTCGCACCTCTTTATTCGTACACAATATAAAGTGTGCCTGTGGTTAATTTAGAGCTTCCAGCGGTTAAATCAGTTGTACTATAGGTATATGCAGGTGCACATCCTAATGCAGTCCTTGCGGCGGCGGCTGTTGTTGCACCTGTTCCTCCATTTGCTATAGGAACTGCTCCTGTCGTGTTTCCCAGCCCTAAAGCATTTCTTACTCCTGCCGCTGTTGTCTGTCCAGTGCCGCCGTTTGCTATCGGTAAAGTCCCTGTCACACCTGGACGTGGAGATGCCTGTAACGGAGATGTGGCTGTTGTACTAGCAAGGTTTACTAACATAGAAGGAGCAGAAGTTAAACCTGTTCCTCCGTTGGCGATTGGTAATGTGCCAGTAACTCCGACTGTTATATTTGCCGAACCATCAAAACTGCCAGCAGTACTACTTGCAAGATTTGCTGTAATAGTCCTTGCAGTTGCTAGTTTTGTTGCTGTATTTGCATTACCTAACCATTTTGCAACACCATCATGTGTGACCGTTGCAAAGGGATTATTATTGCTAGAAAAAGCTACTTTTGTATTATCGGCACGTATGACAAACACATCATTATTCGTTCCAACTCTAAATATATGAGGTTGCTTTGTGCTCGCGTGATATAATAGTCCACCTAAATTATCTGTTCCAATTCTTGCTTGTACTGTTTCACCTGTCGGAGAAACACCAAAACTTATAGCACCACTGCTACCTGCCGCAGTGCCATTTGATACAGTAATATTCTTTCTATATATATTACTGCCAGTCCAAGTATTGTTAGAACTCAGTAAATCAGCTGTTGCACTTACAACACTATCATCTACATATTTTTTGTTCGGCACATCATTATTTACTGTAGGAGTTTTGTGTACTGTCAGTTCCAGCCCATTTGCATTAGTATATTTACCCCACGGAGTATTATTTAACGAGCTAAATTCTACTGTGCCATCAGATTTATATACACTGGCAAAAGAGGTTTGAATACCACTTCTTAAATAACAAGGTCTATAATCAGCGGCATACATTACTAAATCACCTTGTTTGTTTCTACCTATAGAAGGTATTTGTGTACTGCCCTCAGGCGCTGTTCCAAGCCACAAATAAGTTGGTACATCACCAGGAGTGGTAGCACTGCCCCGTATTGTTAAATTTGCATAAAATATAGCACTACCATTCCAATAGTTATTGCCTGTCCATGTGTTATTACTTGCCAGTTTTCCGCAAGCATCAAAATCTTGATTTAGTTTCGCTACTAAATCTGTATCTATATACTCTTCACCAGTGAATTTTTCATAAGCCATTTATTTCACCCCGCCCAATTCCCCAGCATTGAAATATAATGGTATTTTATTCTCTACCATTTCAACCCTCCATTCAATATGCTAAAAAGGAAGCCCTTTCAGAGCTTCCCCATTGTTTTTACTCTTTATTTATATGTCTATTATAGCATACTTTCGGATTTTTGTCAACCTTTTTTTCAATTATTTTTGCAGGAATTTCCAACATTCCTCCTTCTATAGCTTCGGGTATATGATTTAAAGTAGCTATTAATGCTCGTCTTGCTATATCCTTACTGGGGTATATAGCCACATTATCTGTTACATCTTGTGTAAAATGGATTTCAAGAACTCCTGCAATGTTTATAAATTTTTTTACCCAGTATCTCTCTCCGCTTACTGTTACCCAAACTTTATATGCCATTTTTATCTCCTCTAACTTTATAACTTACGGAATTTCTAATATTCCTAAATCTGTGGATGCCTCCCCCAAATCTATACGAACTTGCATTAATGCTTCTTCTGCCTCTTCCTTAGTAAGATACGTTTTTATATCATCAGAATTTTCATCTTGTGTTCCACTAATTTGAAAAAAATCAGCACTTTTTATCCAATATTTTTTTTCATTTATTACTACCCAAACTCTATACATTATTTTTACACCGCCTGTAATATCATAATTAATGGATTAAAATAGCAATTAAAATAAAAAATAAAACTTTCAAAAGCCTGAAAAAAAGCTCCAATAGTAAAAAGAGAAATACCTATTAAAAAAATCATGGCACTAATTGCCTGCCCCTCATTCAATGCTGTTACTCCATCGTATACTTGCCATCCTAGAAAAATAATAAGAGATATCAATAAAGAGAAGCTAGCAAGAATCGCTATAAGATAAATTAAAGAGGTATCTTGCATATAAGAAATTAACAACTCTTGTGGAATTTTTGTACTCATTACTGCAATATCTTCTAGTGTCATTTTTATACCCCCATTATTGTGAATTTAAAAGTTTCTGCATTAAAAGATAGCACCACATTTGATGCCCCCTCTTTCCCATATTCCTCTGAAAAATCGTAACAATCCCAAGAACCACTAACCATTTTATAGCCTAAAGACTGTAATACTTCTTTAATAACTTTTGGAGTATAACCTGTTTCAGATAAATCTATTTCAGAATTTATATCTCCTTTATTTTCTAAACTTTCTAAAATAATTAATAGCTTATCTTCCATTTTTTCATCTTCCTTTTAATAAAAAATTAACATTCTCTTTTAAGTGCTCTTCTGCTTCATTTCTAGTTCTATAACATTTTCCTAAACTTCGCAAAAGCTGGTCTACTAAATTACCATAAAATACTCCCTTAGATACAACTCCCTGATTATTGCTTCCGTCCATATGGACATAAAAATATACATCACCATTTGTGGGATAATAAGGAAGTTGTTTTACACTACAATTACCAGCAAATAGTTCTAACATAATAAGCCGAGTATTCATCTCTGGATTATCACAATGAAGTTTATTATCTGCTATCCAAAATTTTGCTCCATTGCCAACAGCATATTTTTCATCATAATCCAAAACCTGAAACTTTTGATTAAACATTAAATTGTTTTTCTTTAAAAATAACTCAAAATACTCACTCAAAATAACACCTCATTTAATAAAATCTATAATTTCTTGCTGAAAATAACATCCAAAGATAACTAATACTATATCCTCTTTGTTTATATAAATTAAAAGCCTTACAAAACTACTGTGCTCTAAATGCTCTCATTGTTACTCCCACTCTCTATTCTTTAATAAAGTGCAATGAGCCTCTAAAACAGTAAATCTTACAAACCAATTTGTATTTCTACCGAAACTATATACACTATTGCGATATACACTATGCCCCTCTCGACTAAAAATCCAAGATTTATTAGATATTACATAACCATTCTCATTAGCATCAGCATAATCATCAATACATGTAATCACACGAAGAATATCTTCTCCATGAAAAATATTACCATCACTTTTGAAAGGGGATTTAACTATTAAAAAATCTCCTGTCTTATATTTCACGTTTTCACTCCCATTCAAAACTCACAGGAATACATTGTTCTTCTATAAAATTAATGGGAATATTCCAATGTGTTCCTTTACCAAAACTATATTGGTTTCCTGCATTTGTATGCCCTATTGATGTTCCTTGCCAAGCTTTATTAGAAACTGTGCAAAAGCCATCTTCCTCAACTGAAAAATCACTTACTATTCGTAATAAATTTCCTTTAAAAAAGGAATTACCATCATACTTGAAAAAAGTACGAACTTTAAAATAATCACCTTTGCGTATAATCATTTTATTTCCTCTATTCTACGTTTTGCTACTTCAAAACAATCCCTATTGAATAATTCAATCATTTGTTTCATCCTTTCTTACATCATAGTAAGAAACTAAAGCACTATAAAGCTCAAATAATGATTTAAAAGCATCTTCTTCTAATATAATATTTTTATCATCTAAGAATAATATATAATTATCTTTTACTTTCTCTGCTCTTACTATTTCAAATTTTGGTTTATATAATTTCTTTACTTTTTCTATCTGTTTCATTTGGATTTTGATTCTTTCTCCCTTCCTGATAATGCCTGTGAAGCAACTGCTATTTTATCTATTAAAGAAGCAATGTTATCTTCTGTGGCTTCTTTTACTATAGAAATACTGTTAGGCGTTACATAATTTGCTATAATCATTTTGTATGCCGTTTCTTTTGTAGGAACTAAAAAAACAAACATAACTGATAGCAAAAAAAGTGCTAACCACGCTTTTGGAAAAAACCACCTTTTAAACTCTTCTGATGTTTCAGTAACCATAACTAATATAAAATTTGTTAACATTCCAAAAGCAAAAATTGATAAAGGCAATGCAGACAACACATCTAACTTATCAATAAAATAAAATACCCACGGACTAATAATTGGTTCCATTTTTATTTCCTCCTTTTATTCCCATCCAAAATTATAATTATTAACTACATCAAAAAAATAAAGTAATTCCCCTTCTGTTACAAAACTTTTTATAAACCACCCATTCTCAGTATAAATAGTATATTTTGTTTCTCCATACATAGTTTTATATGGGGTTACTTTATACAACTCTCCACGACTAAAATGAGCCGAATTATCTTTTGCCTTTACTAACTTTATTCCCATTCTTTATCTACTACCTTTTTAAAAAAATTAAATAATGACTCTTGGGATACCCAAGAATTTAGAAGATTGCCTTTTTTACTATAAATATTATATTCCATGATTCCATACACACTAAGTACAGACACTGCTATATATTGTTCATTTAAATTATAATGTATAAGTTGTCTTTTTGGAGTTACTGTTATCCTCATTCCCATTGTGAATCCTCCCATCGAAATTTAATGAAAAAGTCGAGAAAAACCATAGAGCATATATCATGTCTTTCATCCCCAAAATGTACTATAACTGCACCAGCAAAAAAACGGTCTCCTAATTCAGCCCAATAATACTCTCCTTTTTTAAAATAGCTATAGTTATGAAGACACTTACATAATCTACAATTATTATTAGGTTTTTTAATTATTCCCATTCTAGAGCTACCTCCTCAAACACACTATAGAGTACCTCAGGAAAAAATAAATATCTACCTTTTTCATAATAAACAATAATTAAACCCTTGTGTTCTTTTTTAGCAAAATAGCACTTGCCTTTTTTAAAAAAATGATAATCTTTTTTACATTTATATACTAAACAATTATTTTGAAATTCGTTAATCATTCCCATTCCCCCAAATCTATACCTAAAAAAACTTGCCAAACTATTTTTTCTTGTAACCAATCTATCAAATACCCTTTTGAATCTAATACCATATAACTATTTTTAAACGCTCTGCTTTTTCTAATAAAATAATATTCATTTGCTTTAATTAACATAAAATTTTGTTTACTTAAACGTTTCTCAAAATCTTTCAATATTTCCTCCACCTCAATACTATTATAACACAAAATAAAAAGACTGTCAAGCATTACTTATTAAATTTTAAGTAATAACTTAACAGTCATAGCTATTATCTGAACTCTATAAATATTATACCATGTTATGTAAAAATTGTCAACAGTTATTTTGTCAAGCCACCATAGGAGCTAGCAAAGTATATTCTTTATTTGAACTTGTATCAAAAAATTTCATTCCAATTACTAAATTTTCTGTTGGAAAAACTGTTCCTGCATTCCCAGAACGTACTGCATCAAAATTATCATTTAATTTTGGTGTTAATTCTGTATCAATAAATTCTTCACCAGTAAATTTTTGGTATGCCAACTATATCACCTCAATTTTTTGAATACTCTATCTTTACATATCCATTGCCTCCATTTGAAGCATTTTTCATGTCTCCTGTATAGCTGTCAAATATTCCACCCCATGATTGAGTAACTAAAGAACCACCTTTACCTCCATTAGCACTTTCTGTAGTTGTTGGGGGTCTTTTTATAAATTCTCTTGTGCGGTGAGAATCATAAATGGTTAAAAGTCCTCCATAACCACCTTTACCTCCATTAGCAGTAAGCCCAAAGGCAGTAGTAGCTGTTCCATCTTTTCCATCTCCTGCGGCATAATTCCCAGGAGTGGAAAAAGTATATTCTCCAAGTTCTATTTTTAAATTATCGGTACTAGCGGCTCCACCTTTTCCGATAAAAACAGGATACGAAGCATTTGGAGTAACTGCAATTTCTCGATTTATAAATTGACCATCACTTCCATCATTAGAACCATAAGAATATGAAACATTAGTTGAATGTTCAGAATAACTTTTATACTTTACACGAACTAAGGCGCCGCCACCGCCACCGCCACCCGCCATTATAACATTTATTTTATCAACATTATCTGGGCATTTAAATATACCATCATCATAAAAAGCATCTAATTGATTAGAATTTAAATATGTTGCTTCTACTTGAAAAGGAGAAACATATGCGGCGGCATGTTTATTATTATCAAAACGCATTCCTAACCATAAATCAAAAGCATTACTTCCAGCTTTTAAATACAATCTCTGTTCCCCTAATGTCATCCATTTAGCAACACTTGCCTGTGAAGATTGTGAGGCATTCCCAGTAGAATAAGGATAAAAAATACTTTCTGCTAAACTATGTTCACCAGTATCTGCTAGAACTTTATCGCCTTGTTTTACAGTGAATCTATAGAAACTATTGTATCTATAATTATGATAATCATTATAACTTCCAGACCATTTTATTTTAAAAACAACTCTATAAATTCCGCTTTCAGGGGCATAAGCCATTGTAGAAATAATTTTCTGGTATTGAAATGTTTGACTATTTGCAATATATTGCCAAAAACTTCCTCCTGCATTAATTGAATTAGAAGTTATTTCTCTTATAAGAAAATAATGCTTTTTATCTGATAAATAACATCCTGCATTAACCGTCAAATCTGACCTATCTGGTGTCAATCCAATATACCTGATATCTCCATTTGACAATAAAATTGTTGCATACTTTTTATTATAAAAATCATTATAACTATCGCAAAGAGGGAGTCCATATTTAACGCCCCCTATAACCATTTTTAATTTATTCTTGCTATCTACATTAGACATATTAACTACCTACAAATATTCTATTTTTATTTGGAAATACTAATTCTCCTGCATCATTAAAAGTTGCTAAATTGTTAGGCAATGTAGATGCAGGCAATTTACCTTCGGCTTGAAGCATAGGAATTTTTCCTGCTGTTGTTCCTGTATCAATTAATCCCATTTCAACTTTATTATTTTTATTGATTATTGGAATTTGTCCAGATGCAGTTCCAGTATCAATTAAAGAAGTAGCAATTTTGTTTCCATCCCCAACCACAACTACTTGTCCATTATCTAATCCAGAATTAATTAAATTATCTTTAATTTTATTTGTAACAGAATCAATTAAATCCGTAACCCTACTCAATGGTATTTTAATATTATCTACATATTCTTTAGTAACATATGTTTGAGTTAAATCCATTGTTAAAACCCAAATCTCTCTTTCTACATTTACTAAATTATACATTTTTAACTGGTCAGTTCGAAAACAAGACATCCCTAACTCTAACTCTGTAGAAGGAAATGCTGTTCCAGCATTATTTGTTAATAAACTTCTAAAATTATCATTTATATAACCTAATGAATTTGCTAACGTCCAAGCCTCTTCAATCGTAACTAATTTTTGCATATTATCCCTCCTTAATATCCTCTAGCAGAAAATGAAACGGCACCATTAACATATTTACTGCCAACTTTTAATTGTGCGATTATATGTTTAGTTGTAACTTCTATTGGTAAAACTACTGCTTGATTTAATTCTTCCATATTTTCAACTCTAATAATAGTATAGGTAACTTCTGGCACAATGTGAAATTCTCTACTAAATTCATATGTAGCAGGATTCCAATTAGTCTCAAATTCTATTGTTCCTGTCTCAAAGGTATCAGGAACATCTACTTTATGCATATACTCCCTTGTATTTGGTCTTTCACCGCTTGTAGTTGTAGTGGATAAAATAAACCTAAATAAAGCTTTTTGGTAAATATAATCCCCAGTTAACATTGTTTTAAATCTATCATATCCAGCAGGAGTTATTGCTTGGTCAAAATTTGTTTCATTTAAAGCAACATTATAAAGAGTTAAATCACTTAATACAGTTCCAGCATGTCTTAAATAAATCTCTATTAATTCTACAAATACTTCAAATGTCTTACTCAATTCTTTAGCTTTTAATTCTTCTATTTCTAATTCTTCTACTAAATTTAATTCATATATTTTATTCAAAGATTCCTGAATTTCTATTCTGCTTTCAAAGAATTTTTCTGTAAACTTTTCTGCTATTTCTTCTATCTCTAAATTATATACTGTTTTTTTCTCAAAAAATTTAGTAATCTTATCTTCTATTTCTAATTCTTCTTTAAAACTTCTTTCAAAAGAAACTTGTCGAGATACTGTATCATTAAGCTCTAAATCATAAGCAATTCTTACGCCCTTATCCTGTAATCTAAAATCCTTGATTTTTTTATGTATTGTATTAATTTTTAAAGAAATCTCATTTATTCTGGCTTGTCTAGGCTCATCTGTATAAATCTCTACTGTTGGCATTTATTTATGCCTTTTCTGCTAATTTAAATTGGAATGTCACTTTAAAAGTATCTGTTGCTTCTTTATTTACTACTGGAAAAACAACTCTATCCATTGTAACCCCCCCAGAAGAAGCATTACATAACCCAGTTTCAGTCAAAGAACCTGTTCCAACCCCAGGAGCAAAAGTAGCTACCATAGTAAAAAACTTAGTGCCCTTAGTATGTGTATAAGTTGCTACGCTTCTTACAAGCTCTTGTTTTAACCCTAAATCTGTAGCTAGTGTACTAGTGCTATTTTTCCCTACAGCAATATGTGTTAAATTTGTAGGTCTACCAGAAGATTTTCCAATACAATCACAAATAAAATCAAATCCAGCATTCAAAATCATATTATGTTTTTCTACTAACTGCTTTAAATTTCCATCTTTATCAAACAATTCCCCGACCATTGAACAATCTAAAGCTATATTCTCATTAAACATTAATTTTCCTCCTTAAATATCGCTATATAAAGCAATACTATCATAAGTTTTGTAATCTGTATATGCTATTTTATTATTTTTAAATAAAGAAAATACAGAACTATACACTATCAAATTTAAATACCCATCTCCTTGTGATAAAATAAAAGTTAAATTATCATTTGGAAATGAAAAGTCTCCTGCCGATATTTCTAATCCAGTATCAGTAGTTAACACAAAATTATCCCCATCACTACTATAGCTTAAAAGCATCCAATCCCCAGTCTTAGAGTTTTTTAAAGTTAAAATAGCATATGAATAATCAGAATCAATAGGAATTTTTACATTAACAGAAAGAGAAAATATTTTTGGTATATTTATATCCTGCCATTTTACCATACTATTTCCATCCATTAATAACCCTTTATGAAATCTCGCCATTCCATAAGTAGCAATACCATAATCAGGATTAGGTTTAATTCCTTTATTGCTTAAAAGCGTTTCATCTAATGTCCAATAATCTACTGATGTAGAATCTTTTTCTCCTAAATATACAGCAATCTCTGTAGAACTATTAAAAGTAAAATCTGTACCAACTGGCATCCAAGTTGTTTGTTTAGCTGTTTCAGAATTCCAAGTAAATTTTAAATCTTTCCATTTTTGTTCCTTCTCTGGATTAAAAGGTTTTATAACTTTTTCTATCCAATTTCTTGAACAGTATTCTTGGTCTAACTCTATCTCATAAAGATATTCTGCACTTAAATTATTATCATCTAATTGAAATCCTCTAGCATTTATATGACCAAATGATTTTATACCTTTCCATTCATCTTCTACAGCATCATAAGTGTAAATCATATTTCTATTAGGAATAGAAGCTATTCTTACAGTACAATAAGAAGCAAATTCACAAGGAACACCATATTCTGTATAAGCTTTCATCCAAAAATCTACTTGTGTTGCTTGTGCAAAAGGCAATGTAAATGTTTGACCAGCACTACTTCCTATAAAATTACCATATTCCCAACTAGAGCCTTCTCTTATTATATAATAAGTAGCACCTTTTACTTTATTCCATCTAAACTCTATATTACGCTCATTTTGTACACAATCAAAACCTGTAACATTAGCAGGTCTAGCAATTTGTAAATCTAATTTTGCAGGAACAGACCTATTTCCCATAGTATCAACAGCTATTAATAAAAATCTATATTCTCCCATACCTGTTGAGTAAAAATAACTTGTTCCAGTAACATCTGCTATCTTAGTGCTTTCTGAAACAACCCCAGAATATAATTCATAATGGTCTATATCTCTTTCTTTATTTGCTGACCAACTTAAATTAAAACCACCTACTGCTTCATACCCAACAAAATCTTGTGGCATATCTGGTGCTATATTATTTCCTGTTATAAAAATTAAAGGCGTATATGTTGGATTTGAAAATTTATTATATCTATTTTCATGTACTAATTTGAATTCATAAGTTTTTAAAATTTCCATATTTTCGATTACAGCAATATTAGAACCGTCATCAAATATTCCACCAAATGACCAAGTTTCATCCCCCTGCAATCTATACCAAACTCTCACACCTCTTGAATAAAAATAACTTGGATATGTATATTTAATAAAAATTCTTGAAACAACAGTTTTATCAGGAAGTACATAGTATTCTTGTTCATTATCCAAATAAATAACTGCTGGTGGAGGTTCTGTAGGGTCTGCTAAAGTAGAATCATTTATTACAGGTTCTGTTGCTCCTTTTTCTTCACTGTAAATACTTGGATTATACTCTCTACAGGTAAGCTCTATTCCACCATCTTGTTTATCTGTGATTTTTATAATTCTAAACTGCTTATTTTGAAACTCTGTTATATAATCAGTTAAACTAATAACATCTCCAACTGTTCTATTCAAAGCTCGTCTATCTGTACTAAATCTTACGTACATTTTACAAGTTATTGCTTGATTTAAATAAAACCAAGCCAACCTGCTTGCTTGGTCAAAATTAGTGACACCATATAATTCATAAGTTTCTATTCTAGGCTGTTTTCTCAAAGGACTAACTGCCTCTGCTTGTGCATTAACCTTGACCCATTCATTTTCTGGGTCTATATATTGAACATAAATCCTATCTGGAATGTCTTCCATAGGAGACCACCAAATCTCCAAATTATTTATAGAATCAGGGTCAAAGCTTTGTACTACTTCATCTTTCTTTTCAACAAATAAAGAGTATTTTCCATTTTTATAGACTAAGCTTGAACGACAACAATTTAACATAGTAGATACCCAATCAAGTCTTGACTGAGTTTCATCTAAACATATATTTAATGTATAGTCTTTCTCGTCATAAAAACTTGCCGCCTCTATAAAACTTGGTAAATCAATCTCATCCATACTAAGACCTACACCATTATAGCAAGTTAAAAAATCTAGCACACACCAAGCAGGATTATTAGTCCATTTTTCTGAATAGTCAGTTTCTGATGTATAGCACTTTACTATCTTACCATCTATCATTGCTGTAACATTAAAATTGCCCGATAATTTATCATTTGCTTTAGCTTCTAAGGCTAAATAAGCATCATATTTCAGTCCACCTACTTTTTGTGCTCTTTGGGAATTATTTACACCATCTACCCTGCTATCAATTAGTTGCTCACCATCTCCAATATAAGTATTATAACTTACACCTTCAAAATCTGAACTATTTATATTTATATCATCTAATTTTATATCTCTTATTCCTTTTATTTTACCATCACAAAATACTATAAGTTTTGCTACTCTTTGGTTATTATCCCATAATTTAGAATAAATTAAATTTCCTGCATTTTTTACTGTCCCATATATAATAGGAATAGGCATTGTATTAGATGTTTCAGTAGCCATCGTATCAGAATAGGTTCTTTTAGCAGTCTTTTTCATTTTTTTCATTTCACGTCTACTAACTACATAAGATGCTACAGAAAAAACAAATCCAAGTACAGCTCCAACTACGCCCATCTAAATACCCCCTTTATCCTAGCTTTATATGCTGGTGTTAGTTTCTCAACTACAACACCAGTATCTTTTGTACAATGAATATATTTTCCATCGTCTATATAAACCATTATATGCCATAGACCTAAAGGCATTAAAATAGCTATAAAATCACCATATTTAATATCTTCTAATTTTATTTCTTGAAAACGTTCTTTTGCTAATTTTAAAAACTCTTTAGTATCCTCTAATGTAAAAAAATCTTTAAATTCTGGATGTATTAAATAATAAGGCGCAAGACACCCCCACGCCTTATTATCATCTGTGAATTGAACAAAAGATTTTCCTACAAATTTATATGCTTCTTCTTTTGGAATCATAATATCTCCTAGCTCCGAATTACCGTTTCTCTTGGAACAGAAGGATGTCCCCCAAAACGCTCTTCATTATGCCTATTCATACAATCCGCTAAAGTTTTGCCGCATTCAAAATACTCTCCCACATATCGACATCTTTCATCTTTAAATTGAAACTGGCAATTAGGGTCAAAAGTCATATTAGGACTTTCTTGCTGATAATCACCCATACTTCTAACTACTTTAACTTCAAAAGTGCTGGCTGTCATATTAATATTGTCTAGAACACCATCATAAATTAATATAGGCTTTTCTTCTGGAAATTCTGGCATCCATTCGTAAATTTTACAAGGTTTATTTATAAAATTATTTCCTTGATTAGCTAAAATTGCCGCCCATCCTTGCCAATGATTAGACATTGTCAGTGTTAAGGTTTCGATTGACATATCAGAATTTTCTTCTCTATCACTTCTTGTAATAGCGGCACTTAAATATGTTTCTCCATTTATTATTACTTCATCTACACTTTCATCCACTATAAATCTATAAATATTTTCATCACTATACTCTATAACAACTAATAATCTTGTTGTTATTTCTGGGTCTGCAAGATAACGTTCAATCTGTTCTGGTATTCCTATACTCATTGATTGTTTCTCACCTCAATTATTTCTAAAGTAGTGTGTCTATACCCAAGATAATCTATATCTGTGCTATAAGTATCAGTATTGAATCTTACATAATACCATTCATCATCGCCGCCCATATCTTCACCATCAGAATTCTCTTTTACCCATTTAAATCTAAAAGCTGTTCTTCTTCCCAAATGTGCCTTAAAAAAATCCTCTAATTTACGCCCTAATTCTGGTGATTTTTGAAATTCCAATGTCCAAGTTCTTCTGGGCTGTGACCATACATCTCTACGCTGTTCATTCCCTGTAAATTTTTCATCAATTAAAGTATTATAAGATAACGTATAACTATAAACTTTTAAAGCGGCTATTCCAGTAACTTGCTCATTTATAAGATAATCATAATAATCTTCATTTGTACTTATATCTAAATTATACATTAAGTTGCCGCTCCTTTCACTGCCTGTCTCATAACTTGCTTAGTTCTCATCGCATCTATTATCCGCTTCTCCAATAAAGGATATTGCTGGTCAAAAGCTTTCATATTAGCCTCTGGGTCTAATGATTGAAATACAGGCGCAAAAGTAATTTGTATTCCCTCGCCTGTTTCTTCCGTTTTAGTTACTTGATTTTGATTTAAATTTTCCTGTGATTTAGATGCTTCTACTAATCCTCCTTCTGCAAATTTAAACTTAGGCAATTTAGCCATTGAAGGAGCAAGTGCTTTACCTTCATTTAATCTATCAAGATAATCTACTCCAAGACGTTTCACTGTTTTTGCAGTTAAAACATATTCTCCATTTGATAACATTGCAGGAATACTATCACTAGTTCCTGTTCCTGCGCCAGAAACATAGCCACCAGTAGCAAACCCGCTCACACTACTCATAGCATTTATCATTTGAATAACTGCCATTACTACCTGTAATGCCATAGCAAATTTCATTAAACCTTCGTTACCAGAAACCATAGCTAACCCCATTAACATATTAGGGAGTGCCTGCAATCCAGCTTGCATAGTTAATTTATTATCTAATTTTTGCGCTCCTGCATTTTCTGCCAATAAACCATTTAAAGTTCCCATTGACTGACCAAAATCTTTTGCAGTAAGTGTTAACCCATTAAACTGGTTTTTTAAGCTATCAACTAAACTTTCGTTCTCTAAAGACATCCCACCATAATTTGCGCCAGTCATTGATTCTCCTATGGAAAACCCTCCTGCGCCAGTTGCGATTCCACCTAAACCAGCTTCTTGACCAGAGCCAGAAGACATCTTTGCCATTGCTACTTGAACAGTTTCTCCAAATTGCTGTAATGTGGGAATCAAAGCATCAAATTGCCCTTTAATATTTAAAGAACCTTCTGTTACTGCCTGTACGCCCTGTTCCATTTGAGCTTTTATTTCTTCTTTATACTCATTAACTTGTACATCAAATTCTGTATCTATTGTTAATGCTTTTTCCCCTTTTGGAAGAACCGCATCAAACAATTTATTAGTTATATCTTGTGCTAATCTTTTATGCCACATAGAAGCCCATTCTTTTAAAAGATTGCTTGCGAAATTCTGAAAAGATTCTTTCCAGCTTTTTCCTTCTGTTAAATCATCAAACATTCCTGCCAAGCCATCTGAAAAACCTTCTCTTAATTTCTTTTGAAATGGTGGAACTTCTTCAACAATAGATTTCATTGCCGCTCTTGCATCTTCTGCTTTTTTTACCCATTCATTTTGTTTTTCTAAGCTTCCTGCTTTAGCGGCATAATCTGCTTCCGTTTCATATAAAGCAACTAATTTAGCATAAGTTTTAACATAATCATCAACATATTGCTGACGTTCATAAAAAATTCTTCCTTCTGCTGTTAAACTATCCATTCTACTCTGCTCTACAAGATGATTAATTTCGTTCTCTCTTCTTATAGATTGCAGTTGAACAGCTTCCACTTGTGCCTGTGCTTGTGTGATTTCATATTCTTGTCTTTTAGCTCTTGCTATTGCTAATATCTGTTTCTCTGCTTCTTTTCCTTTTTCTACCCAATTATTCCATAACTCTATCTGTTTTGAATCACTCTCTTGTGTTGCTTGTGCTAATCTCTCTTGTGCTGTTTTAAGCTCTACAACAGTTCTTGTATAGGAGTCTCCTAATTCATTGATAATATCTAATGTAGTTGATGCTTCTGTTGCTCCATATAAGCCATGATAAGATTTAGAAATCGAATCATATGTATCTTGTAACTTCTTATAAGAATCTACAAGTTTTCTATTTGCTTCTGCTAATGCTTCCGCTCTATCTATTTCAAGCTTCTCCAACTCTGTAGAGAATTTCTCAACATCATTTTCTTGACCAAGACTTTTCGCAATATCTATCTTAGCCTTTAATATTTCAATTTGTTTATCTATCTGCCCTTGTTTATTCTTTAAATATGCCTCTATATAATCCTGTGTAGATAATTGATTATTTTTAAAGGCATCTTCTATTTCTTTTAACTGAGCTTTAAAAGAAGCATTTGCTTTCTTCAAATCAGCATCTAATAACTTGTAAGCATTACTTGCTTCTTTTCCAGCACCTTTACCTTTTTTGCCAGCTTTTTCGTCTCCATAACTTTTTTTGCTTAATCCTTTAAATAATTCTTCTGCATCCTTACGCATTTTTTCAGCATCTTCTTTGATTTTTGTAATTCTACCAGCTATTGCATCTCCCGCTGATTTCCAAGCCTTATCAGCGGCATTACCATAATCAGCGGCTTCTTGAAGATACTGCTTATCGCTATTTCCAGAAAAATTTAAAGTGAATAAATCCTTCATTGCCATGCCAACTGCTTTTGCTTGTGCTACAAATTGTGACATTTTTAATCTAAAGTATTCACCAAAAGAATTAGTAGTATCTGTTAAAGTATCCCAAGCTAACCCTATTGCTCCTATAGCCCCTACAACACCTAATATTGGATTTATTAAAAATAATAAAGCAACAGCTAAAGCTCCAAGCCCTAATGTCATTCCAGCAAGCATATCAGTATTACTTAATAATACATCAAGAAGTTCTGTAAAATAACCTTGAACCTCAGAAAGTAAATCCATAACTATGCCTAATCCTGTCCATAAAGGAGTTAAAGCGGCACTAATAACTGCTAATCCAGTTGCAAGTAAATCTAAACTATCTGCTACCCCAGTTAATATAATATTAGAAATTTTTCCTGAAAGGTCTATTATTGGAGAAAGTGCTTTTATTAATTTTGCCATAGCAGAATATATTTTTTCTACAATATTTAAAGTGGATTCATTTAAAGTAGTAGTAAATACTTCTTTCATTTCTCCATTATCTTGCTGTTCCATAGTTTTATTAATAGTAAAAAATACTTGTTGTAATTTTAATGCTTGCTCTTTAAATGTTTCAAATAACCCACTACTTTTCATTGCAGTTCCGAATACTCTGGAAATACCATCATCTAAGTTGGAAATTAAGCCTGCCCAAGTATTTTGAAACTCATTGCTTGCCGCTTGGAAACCAGCCATACGTTTCATTACATCTTCATAAAGTGTTCCTTCTTCACGAAGTTTATTTACTGTTGCTGTTGTATATCCCAAAACAGTAGCAAGCATATCAACGCCAGGTCTGATTGCTTCACCAGAAATCAATCCTCTTAATTCCTGTACTACCTGTTGATTGCTTAATCCAAATGTTTTAACAGCCTGTGCTCCAACAACAGTTAAATCAAGAACTTGCTGTAAACTCATTCCAGCATCTATACCTAATGCCATTGTGGATTGCAAAGCTCCACCTAATTCTTCCATTGTTAAAGAAGTTTTTAAAGCTTCATCCTGCATTTTCATTAATAAAGCATCTGAAATTTCTAATGCCCTATTAAAAGGTATATCTTTTTCATCTTGTTGTAATGTGGAAGAAATAATACCAGAATAACCTAATCTCAGTGTTTCCATAGAGGAGGCAAAATTCATTCCAGGAGAGATAAGGGAATCAAAAATAGAGGCAATTTGCCTAACACCTTGCTCAATCAAAAAGGCTTTAAAAGATATCTTAGCAAAAACATCAAAAGCTTTTGATGCTGAACTAGCTAAACCATTCATTGCGTTTTTAGCAGTATTCAATCCACTTGTTATATTTGCCGCTGATGAATCCATTCTGCCTAAATTACCAAACACTTGATTGGGGGCTGTTCCTAATGTTCCATATACTCTATTTACACCGTTTCCTTGATATCCAACTTTTGACATATCAAGATTAGGTGCTTTTATACTATTCAAACTTGTTTGTGTAGCAGTAGCTTGTAATTGCACACTCTTTAATGCGCTGACAATAACCTGTGTTTGTTGTTGCATAGCACTTGCTACAGAAGCAAATCCTTTTGTCATTCCCGCTGTCATTGAAGCTCCTAAAGCGGTATATGAATTTTTTAAGGCTAAAAGTGTTTGCTCATTCGCTCTTAATGCTTCTGTTGTTAATTTACTCTGCGCTTGAATTGTTGCAAACACTTTAGTCATTGTGGCAGTAGCAGAACTTACAGAACTGCTCATTCTTGCCATTGCAGTAGAATTTGCATTACTCATCGCTTTTATTGCATTTGCATTTGAAGCACTGCTAGTTTTTATTGTATTAGCCAAAGATTTAAAACTTATATCAACTGTTCTAGACATTGTAGACATTGCTGTTCTAATACCAGATGATAAAGTTGTTATTGTTTTACTTGTATCTCGATAAGAATTAGAAATAGAAGTAAAGCCACTACGCATTGAGTTACTATTCTTAGTCACTGCTTGTGTGACTTTACCAATCGCATTATCTATATCTTTGCTTGAACTATTAAAGGAAGTATTTAAAGTTTTTAATTGTGAAGTGATTGTTTTTATGTCTTTCGCCATTTGCGAAGAATCTAGCTCAATGGAAGCGACAAGTTTACCTACATCATAATCACTCACTTGTATCTTCCTTTCTAAATAAAAAGAAGGAGTTATTTTTTAATAACTCCTCCACCCATTTTTACAAAGTCTTCTATTCCCATTTTTTTTACTGTGTTATTGTTTACTTTAGGAATTTTGGAACCTTTTCCAATACCCTGTTGCACATTTTCTGGAATTTCTGTTCTGCTTTTTTCATATTTTATATGATATTCCAATAATCCGAATATCTTGCGAGGAGTGCTACTCCAAAATTCATAATCACTAAAATGTAATATTCTTTTGGAAAAATAATAGTATGCTACCCAATCCCATCCCTCTTCTTCCCCGCTATCTTTGGAGAGAGATGTTTTTAGTTTTTTGCTTCTGGTGTAGCTTCTACTTCATCTTGTGAAGGTAAAGAAGATTGTACTGCGCCAGAAATATACTCCATTAATACAGGAACATTAGAGGCATTTAAACAAGCCCCAATTTCTTCATTTGTAATATCAGGACAACTTGAAATTAATCCTGCTCTTAAAAAATTAAGAGTATCTTTTATTTTTACGCCCTTGCCTTCTGCTCCTTGCATTCTTGCAAAAGCTTCTTCAATAGAACCATATTCTTCTTCTAAAAGAGCAAAAGCATTTAAATCATAAGATAATGCTACTTGTTTATCTCCTAAAAGAAATTCATATGCTTTAGGTTTTAATATTTGTAATTGTTTAGACATTATTTTACCTCACTATTCATTTTTACTACTATATTATAACACATTTCTTCTAAATTGTCAATAGATTTTTTAAAAAATATTAAAAAAGAGGGGAGATTTCCCCTCTTGATTAAGCACTAATTGTGACTTTAAAAGTTGTTGTTAATTTTCCAACAGTAATAGTTACTGTTTGATTTGCGGCGACAGAAGAACTATCAAAACCACTAATGTTTGCCATTGTGATTGTTAAATTTCTTTTTGTCCCACCTTCATAAGTTCCTTCAACTACTAATCCATCTAATTCCAAAGTTTCTCCAATAGAATAAGTTGTTTTTGTTGGAGGAGTTTTTACAGAAATGCTTGTTAATTCACTTGGGATTTCAATTTCTTTTTCCTCTTTATTAAGAATTAACTGCCACCAATGTCCACTTTTACGAGTAGGCATTGCTGTTCCTGTAAAAGAACAATCACCAAAATCTCCACTAGAATCATTTACTGTGAAATCTGGTGGTTCGCTTACACGACACTTATAAAGTACAATGTGGGCATCTCCAATAGTTTCACCCGCATAATCCCACTTACCTTCAATTTTAAAGTAAGGTGGTGTAGCATTTTTAGCAGTCAACTCATAAATAACAGTTTCAGCTTTATCAGCACCTGCTCTTGTGATTTGACCACCCATAATAACTTCTAATCCCGATAAACTTACAACAGAATTCGTAACTGTAAAGTTAATGCTAGTAGTACGAGAATATGAATCCATAATAGTTGAATCACCATACAGAATCTTATTCTCTAATTCAGGGGATACTTGGAATGATAACGCACCAGCTAAATCTACAGGATTATCATAAGTTGGCTCTGCATCAGCGGAATCAGAAATCATTCTTGAAACCTTTACATCTTTTAACTCCATAAGACGTAAGGCGGTAATATCCATAGCCATTAATCATTCGTCCTTTCTAATAAGTTCCACTCAAAGCAGTTATATTTAACACCCAATTTACCCTATTGCTTTCATCATAAGTTAAAAATTGTGGTGGATTAACTTGCTTTACATGAAATTTTTTACCTTCTGGGTCAACCATTATCCCAGTATTCAGTAATTTATATATGCTGTTAATACAGCTTAACACTTGTTCAGCTTTTGAAGCTCTCACTCTAATCTGACAAGTAAAATCAACACTATTCCTTGCTCTACCAACAATAGCATAAGAAGGAGTATCATAAACAGCAATATTTAAAGCTTTATTAGAATTAGTTAAAGGAATGTTATTTATGAAAATATCTTTTCCGACTTTTCCATAATTTAAGCTTTCTAAATACTTTGCAACACTTGTAGCAAATGTCATCGTACTCCCATTCCTTTCTTTGTAGCTTCTTTAATAATGCTCATTAATAACTGTTTATTAGACCTATAAGGGTATTCTAAATACTTAGCTTGTCCTCCATTTGGATGTCGCAAAGTTAAATCTTCATGCTGTATCCAAGCATAATTAAAAGTCCCAGCACTACTATTCCCCCACGGAGCTAATGCTTCATATTGTACTTGATAAACCATTCTTGCACTACTTGTACTATCTGTTATTTTAACAACTTTTCCAGACCGCTTTAATTTACCTGTATCTACTGGAACTAATTCTTGCGACCACTTTAAAAGCATATCTGCCGCTTTTTTTACACCAGAAGCTCCATATAAAGACATTTTTATACTGTATTGTTCTAACACTTTTGTAAACCCATCAAGATTTTTACTGCTTTTGCCTCTGGCATTAAAACGTAGCTTCAATCCCATTATTAAGCACCTCATAATCTTGAAGAGCACCAGATACTGCTGTAGCCCTTACACTGTAATAAATACCACTTAAAACGATTCCATTATCATTTCCAAGTATGATATATCTTTCAGTGTTCTCTCCAATAGTTACATCTATAGCATCTCTGGCTTTTACTATATGCGGAAGAATACTGCCACGAGTGAATTGAATTGTCACATTCTCACGAGTATTTTTTAAATCCTTACGTTCATAATCAAAATCAGGGTCTCCCTCTTTATCAGTATTCATTGCGGCGATTATTGGAATACGATTTTCATAATCATAATCCAATATTGCTAATCCTTCATCGTTATATCGCTCTTCAAGAAGAGGTACATACTCAAAAGACATATTTAATACTCCCATCATTTGATATACTTCTTGCAAAGAACTTTCAACCCATTCTTTATCACCCATTTGTCATTACCTCTTGCGAAATTAATGACTTTGCACCATTTCTTCCCTCAAAAACCAAAACTATATAATAATTTGTATTTGCAGATAAATTATTTAATCTGTACTTAGTTCTATTTATATCATAAAACATTTGTGTTGTTAAAGCTTTAGAAATATCTAAGACAGTATCTGCGTACTCATCATACATAGGCTCTAAACCATAATATAATGAATACCTTTTGAAATTACCATAAGATAAATCAAACTTATTCCATGATAATTCAATACTGTTATCACTAACTAAATCTATTGATAATTTAACAGGCTGTTCCCTAGAAAGATTATAATTTCTTATAGTCCCATCTTTTGTTGCAACAGTTACAGGTTTCACTATTACAGTATAAATACTAGCATTAGTTTCAAGCTCTGTTTGCACTTCTTGTGCTAAAGCGGTATAATGAAAAAATCTATTACCTTTTTTAAAAGAAGCTTGTTCTACCGTTACATCAAATTCAGGTGCTACTGCTAAAGCTAATCTTTGAAAAATTTCAAGTTTAGCATATAAAATAACAATATATTCTTCATCAGGTATTATTTCTTCTACTGTCTTGCCAAGCCTTTTTGCGCTTTGTTCAACTATTTTAGGAATATCTTCCTGTAATTGAGCAAAAGCAGGGTCTTGACTAATAAGAGGTGCAGATAACATTAAGCTATCTATTAAATAAGATACTAACAAATCTTTTGTTGTATCCATATTACCCCTCCCTTATAAAACGTCTAGAGCGTTTCTCTCAGCTAAATAATTCTTTAACTCCTGTGATACTTTGTAAGTTTGACCTTTTTTCATGTAAACCCAAGCATCACCAAAATAAAATTCTATATCAATTTTAGCCCGAACTTCTACTGTTTTAGGAACGGACTTTATTTCTTTGACCTCTAAAACATCTAAATCTACAACTGCTTCTTTCGTTTCTGGTGTTTGATTTCTAGCCAATTTTAAATCCTCCATATATTATAAAAATAGGGAAGGGAATTACCCCTTCCCTTAAAAGGTTCTTATCCAGCCTGTACTGTAACAGTGAATGTAGTGGTTTTACCCCTTACAGTTACAGTGCAAACTTTTTCGCCAGCTTCCGCACTATTAAAACCTGTAACATTATCTTTTGTCACAGTTTCAACTTTTGTGCTGGAATCACTGTAAGTTCCTGTTACAACCATGCCAGTGATATCTAATTCATCACCTATTGCATATGTTATTTTTGTGGGCGGTGTTGTTACCACAATACTTACAAGTGTAACTGGTGTGGGAGGTTCCTCGCCAACATATTCATTAGCAAGCAAATTTGGAGCTTGCTTATAATGAAATACAGAATCCTCTGAGACTTCAAGAGTTTTTGCTAACTTACTAGGAGCTTGTTCTGCAAAAAATACATCATTAACATTAGCTCCTGTTTTATTAGCAATAACTTCTGGGGCTTGCTCCATATAGAATACATCAGTATCCGTTAATTTTTCAGCCATTTAAATCCCCTCCCTGCTCATTTATTAAGCAGTTTCAATGATAACGCCATGAGTAGGATTTAAGGATTTAGTGCCCCAAATTCCATACCAACCAAGTTTCAACTCACGTTGGAAATCTTGTGGAGTATCTGTTCTAATTTCAGGTGGTAAAGCTACTGCCATAGCGTAGTAATCTTCACCAAATAAGACAGCTTGATATACGTCAATGCTATTTTTGCCTGCACCCTTTAAATCAGCTTTATAACCAGCAATATTATCACCAGCAGGTGCGGCACCATTAGGCATCATGGTAGTTTCGATAACACTTTTGTTACTCATTCTATTGAATGGGCGGGTCGATTACTTTTTTCTCTCCCGCTCTCTTACTTTCGTAAGAGTTCAGCCTATATCTTCACCCTCAATTTGAGGGGTTTGCCACATAGTCGTTACAAGGGCAAGGAAGTTTAACTTTATCAAACTTGTAAAACATACTTTGTGGAATAGTACCTTTAACACTTTCTAAAAACTTAATAGCACTCTCACTACTAAATCTCAAACTATGTCCTTTACTACCCCTAAGTCTGATTTTAATATTATAATCAAATTTTCTTTTCAAAACATCTACAACACACTCACAATCTTCTATTGAATAACCATCAACAGTTATCTCAAAAGAAGTTCCTGATTTAGTTCCATCATCTAAAATCCAATACAGTAGAGCTTCATTTGTAATCTCTTCTTCAAACTCTTTTAGTATTGTTTTCTTACCTGTTCCATAGAACATTTCATAATACCTATTGAGTTCTTTATGTCCCTTAGATTGAAAGTAATAACTACGATTATTATACTTTTTAGGAACAGACTTGCAAATTGGTTTTAATATATTATATTTAAAATATAAATAATCTTTTTGCTTCATTCCTTGTTCTGCTCTTATATAAGCATATCTGTTTACACCTTCTATTTTTTGGGCATGTAAATCTCCTAAAAGACTTCCAAATACTAAATCTTTCATATCTTGTGTAAACCCCACACTATTTGTGATTCTACTATAATCAGTGTCAATGCCAAATTGTTTCGCTTTTACAGCAATATATTGCTGTGTAGTGTTGTATAGTTTAGCTACCTCTTTTTGAGTCATTGTAGCTAATTGTTTTTCAAGAATCTCTTTCTTATACTTCCTACCTTCTCTCGGAATTGCCATATAAACCACCGTTTCTTATATAAATTTTCTCCGCTTATATTATAACATAAAATTTATATCTTGTCAAGTGTATTTACTTAGGGTTTTCCGATTTCGGCAACTTTTATTATTTAAGGACGCTAACCATAATTACTTATGGACAAGGCTCATCGAAAAGTTGTGAACTTTATGCAGTCAACCTCACGTCATCTATTCTACCAATTTCACCGCTGAACAACTGTTCAGGTGCACCATAATTACTTGCATTTATCCAAGCTGGGTCATCCCGCAATGCTCTTGATTGGTGCGGATGTACAAAGCAAATATAATAATTACCACCGATTTTTGGTGCATTATTGGTTGACAAAATTTCAACGGCATCTTTAATAGTTGCTACTGATAATTCATTTGCACCAGCGGCAATTTCATTTCTTGCTGAAATTTTAGCCGCATCTTTTTTACGACCAAAAATTTTAGAGGTGCCTACGTCACCTGTACAAGCGGTATCTCTCAATTCACATTCGATTGTATGTCCAATGTTTCTGCCCAGCAATTTTAAGCTGTTAGCCATCTGGTCAACAAAAGAGAACTGTAAAGATAATGAAGTAATTGCTGTTGCAGTACCATGCTCTGTAACAACAATTTCTTTCATTGTAGAGCTTAAAGTTTGAGATTTAATTCTCTCACCTTCAAGCAATTCTGGCGGCAACTCTAAGTTTTTGTAAGTCAACATTTTTATAGTATTGCCAGGTTGAGTCATTAACTCAGTTTTTACAGCCGCAAACTGATAAAATCTCATAACTGGTTCAGCTTGATAGTCTAATTCTTTAGAATACACAGGTTTTAATTCGTTAATTAAGCGAATCGCATTACCTGCGGCTAATTCAGTACCACCATCACGAATAATTGTATTAATATCATTCGCTGTTGGGAATTTTGGTGTTTGGTTTTCAGCCATTTAAAAAATCACTCCTATTAAAATTTACGATTTCCTGAATCTCCAAACATTACTTTTCGCAAAGCTTCGTAAGTTTGATTATCCATGTCTCTGACAGATGCTAAAGCATCTTTATTTTTTGATTCAAAGATATTATTCATATCTGGTGTCGGTAATCCCAGATTTGGTTTATATTTCTCTTTGACTTTATCTTGCAAAGCTTTTGCTTTTGCATATGTACTATCAATTTCTTCCTTAGTAGAACCTATTACTAAGTCTTTGAAATCTTCGTCAATATCACTTAATTTAGAAGCTTTATATGCTTCCACTTCTTGTGATTGTTTGTAAGCTTCAAATTCAGCTCTAGCTTTTTCTACCTCTGCTTTTAATTCATCCCGCTCTTTTGTGAGAGCTTCCAATTCTTCTTTACCCAAAGATTGTCCCTCCTGTTTTGCTTTTTCAATCAAGTCTTTAAGCCGTATTATCTCTTTATCTCTTTCTGCTACAATATCTTCAAGTCCATTGGATTTTAAAATCTCAGCATTAAGCTTTTCACTTTTAATTTTTAGCTCACCTTTTAATTTCTCAATCTCAGGATACAGTTTTGCTTTTTCCTGCTCCCTCGCTTTGGACAATAACGCATCTATATCTACTTGTGTTTGTGTGTTCTGCGCTGGTGCAGGTTCTTGACCAGTCACTTGTGTACCCTTTTCTTCTTCTGACATTAATTCTTCCTCCTAATAAATAACAATTACTTACCTTGTGGTTTCATTGAAACCTTTGTACCATTGGTAGGCATCCTGTTAGCAGGTTTTTTATCAACCTGCAACTTTACCGCTGGGGTAATATTTGTATTAGCATTTGATGGCTTCATATATTTCTCCGCTGACACTCTACCACCTCCTTCTTTTATAAAGTATCTATATTATACCTTTTTTGAAGGTTAGGTTTTCTCTAATCCAGTAAAGAGTTTTTTTTCTTTACCATCTCTATTAGTTCCAACCTTATTTTTAAAATCCATTTGAGGATTAGCATTATTTTCTACTGGAATTTCTTCCTTCTCTGGTTCTAACATTACTGAACCATCAGAAGGATTTACTAATCTGTTTCCTGCTGGCATACTTAAAGGAGCAATACCATAATATAATGGATTTTCCTTACTATCTTTATCAATCTCTTTTAACAATGCTTGTGGAGAATCTTTTTTAAGTCTTTCTAAAGCATTTTCTCTGCTCTCTAATCCAGCTTTCATTTCTTGCTGAATCTGACTTAACTCTTGAACCATATCACGAGGTAAAATATCCCCAAAAACAACTCTATGAGTAAATAATTTAAATCTATCTGATTCCTTAACAGAAATCATACCTTCTTTTAAACCAATTAATAAAATAATTTTATTTACAAGTTGAACAGAAGCTCCTGTCATTACTTGTTTTGTTTTTATTAAATCTATTAAAGGCATAAAGGCTATTTGAAAAGCTGTTCCACTTAAATTTGCAGGTGGTGCTTCTCCACCTATAGCTAATTTTGGCATATTAGCAATCTCAAACATATTAGTTTTGGTGTTGCCAATATAATTAATACTAGCCCCTAAATCACCTTGTAATTCTAGATTGAATACTTTAGCATCTTTAGGTAATCCACCCCAAACATTGTTTGCGCCTCTTTCAAGATTAGCTATTCTTGCACCAGTAATAATTGTTGTTGGTGCGGCATGATAAGTTAATATTTCAGAAACATCAGAACATTTAGCGTTTAACTCTAAATTTAATGGTATAACATCTTCTAAGTCAGATAAACCAAAATTAGAGCCAGACAAGGGTAAATTTCTAAAATGTACGATTGGAATAATCCCATATTGGTTAGGAATAACCACATCATCTTTTCCATCTTCTTGTTTTCTTACCTCATCTTTAGTATAAATATATTTAATTGTAACTGTTTTTTTACCCGCAAATAAAGTAGGCTCTCTTTCAACATTATAAATAATAGATACAGACTCTAAAGCATCAGGAGAACCGTTATAACCATCTTTATATTTTGGAAAAACGATACTTGAAGGAATACTAAATAGTCGTATTCTACCTTTCGGATACATTCCGAAAGGGTCATTAATTTCACTAGAACTTTCATAATGAACATGGATATATGCATCTCCTGTAACAGATTTACACTGTCCAATATTCATCATTAATTCTGAACCATTATTGTCGTCCCATACTCCATTTACAAAACTTTGTATATCTTTTTCAAACTCTTTATCAAATTTAAAGGTAAAACCACCATTAAATTCAGTGCTAACATATTTATTTACAAAACGTCTACACCAATTTTGAGTAGTTTGTGGCGAGTCTTCATTAGTAGCGATGTAATCAAAATGATACCCTAAAAAGAAATTCCAAAACCTCTCATATTCAGCAAGCCTTGCAAGGTCTGCCTCTCCTAAGTAAGAAGTTTTATCATTCAACTTAACAAACGGTTCTACCATTTTTGTTAAAAGTGAACGATAACCTGATACCAAATCCAAACCATCACCACCTTCTTCTTAATCTTTGATTTAATCTATTTGTGAAATGATAGCTACTAGAATTTGTCTTAAAGAACTCATTTTCTGTAACCAATTCTGGTGCTCCCATTTCCGTTTTTAATCCCCACACCATTAAAGCGGCACTAAAGGGGTAATCATCATGTTTATTTCTTTCTTTAGGATGTCTTACAACTAAATGATTATTCTGATACTCTTTTTGTAACTCCAAAAACTGTTCTTGAAATTTTTTAAATTCTATTGTTTCAGCAGTTTTAGGAGAAGCAGGATAATGAAAACAATTAGCTTTTAAATAAGCATCAAAGTATTTCATTAACGCAGATTTTGAAGGAACAGTAAATACAAAAGGTACAACAGGGCATTTTAGATTAGCCGCAAGCCTGTCAACAACAGGTGCCCCTACTCCTGTTCCATCTACTACAATACCTTTAACTGTAAAATTCTTTAAGAAATCCATTATCTTATAATACTGCTCTTCATAGTTGTCACCAACTATTTCTAACCAGTCTAAAATTCTCACATCATATAAAACATAGTCAGGAACTCCTGCTTCTGTTGCCTGTTCTACAATTATAGGATTTGTATAATCTGGAAGTCCTACAGTCACTACTGTACTATCCTGTGACTTACCTATATCAATTCCTACTATGCACTGAGTATCATAACATACGTATTCTCTATCTTTATTTTTCATTGCTATTGGTTCTTCTGTGAACTTATTAGCATCAATAAACATTCCATATTGAAACATCCACTTTAATTTATAACTCATTTGATATTCTTCGCTATTTTCCCCTAAAATCATCTTAGCTGATTCTAAAGTCTTAGCATAATGCGGATTAGCTTTTACTACCACATCGCAATCAAATTCAAAATGACTCTTTAATCTTATTTCCTCATTTTCCCACCGCTTTTTATTTAATTGAATAGTATCATAAAAAAAGTTCTTATTGATATTTGGTGTTCCAATTAAAATCTTTGTTCCATTATAAAACGAAACTGTTGGGAAAATAGATTTTTTAAATTTAAAATTACTGATATCCTGTGCCTCATCACATATTAAAATATGATATGAACCACCCTCTATATTTGAACCTTCACTTGCACTTTTACAAGTAACAGTAGATTTTATATTTAAATTATTAAACTCTAATGTTATCTTTTCGCCATTAAATGTTCCGAATCTTACATTAAAATCTGGATTTGTTAATACCTCTAATGCGGAAGAACAAGAAACACAATCTTTTATGTTCTCAAATATAATTTGTGATTGCGCTTTTGTTGGAGCAAAGATTCCTACCATTACACCATCTTTAAATAACCTAAATCTTTTATCATCAGAAAACATTGGCATATTTGCCAAGATAGGAAGAAAAATAATTAAACCCGCAACAGTGTTGCTAACTGTAAAGCTTTTTCCACTCTGACGAGACATTAAAGCTGTTAAGGTTTCAGAATCATTTTCTATTACTGCTCTTATAATTCTCTTGCTAAAATGTGCTTGATACGAAAACATTTCTTTGCCTGACAAAAGATAGCAAAAATCAAAAATTTTATTGACTAATTCTGTAGTCGAAAACATATCTTGTGCCATAAATACCTCTATCTAAAAATAAATAAACCTAGTAAATAATACTAGGTTTATTATAGTATATAGGTTAGTGTCTCCCTATAATCCAATATCCATTTTTGCTTCTAAAAGTTAATCGTTTGCCTGTTTCACGTTCTTTTTGCTGTAATTTATCATACTCACGCTTTGAAATACGTTTCATATTATTTCATCACTCTTTTCATTGTGTTATTATTATACCATAAATTTATAGATTTGTCAATAGATTTTTTTAAAATATTTTAATTTTTTATTCTTTTTTGTCATTAAATGAATAAATTCATCATCTGTCCATAAAAAGATTTTCTTTTTTCGTTCTCCTCGCATCTCTGCTACATAACAGCCAGGAATTCCTACTCGATATCCTTTCGTTTTAGCATAAGACGGATATACTTGAAAAGTTCCTCCCCAAACCTCATACGTAATTTCTGGTCTAGGCTCTTTAGTGAATTTATTATGCTCTATTACTACTCGTTCTTTTTTATATCGTTGGTGATGATGTTCACGCCATATAACAGTAGCATTTATCCAATCCCAAACACCATCTCTTTTTGGTGCTTGATGTTGAACAAAATGAATATAACAATTACTGCCCACATTAAAATAGAGAAAACAAAACTCTGCCATATAAATTTCAGGCTTGCCTATCAATGTTGCTAACATAAGCTCAGGGGTAAAATATGAATCATGCTTCCTTCTTCCTGCCCAATGGTTTCCATCTATAATATACAAAATTCTATCAGCATAAGGCTTCATTATTTCTGCTAACTCGTATACTTGCTTATCACCTATTGACCACTCTTCTGTAACATCAGATTTAGAAAGCTTTGTTGCACCATTTCCTGCATCTCCCCCTATGCCCACATACATATTAGGAATTGACATTAAATAATTGAATGTCTCTATAAATAATTCTCTGTTACAAAGCCCCCAATGAATATCTGAAAGGTTTGTGAAATAGGCTACCTCTTCATCTGTTCTAAAGGTTACGATATGTTTTCGTAAATCCTCAAATATTATATCTTCTTTGCGCTTCAAGTTATATCTCCTTGTAAACATTCTTTAGCAGACTTATCTTCTCTAAATCTAATGAATCTTGGATTAATTAACGTAACTACTCTACCATCTTTGCTTATCAAAGAATTCTGATATTGTATCTCCACAACCTTACCTATATATGAATCTTTTCCCTTCTC